GGTCGGAATCGGTCCGCCAAATGCGCGCGGAGCGTAGCCGGTGATGATGATCGAGCCCGCCGGGACACTAACCCCTGTGGCCGAGCCCCAGAGGATAGCGTATTTTGTCGCTCGATAGCGGCCTGCGTCGGAGCCAGAGCCTCGACATACTTTACTAGAAATAGTGACGGTTGTACTTTGGGACAGTCCGATCCCCGGCATTGTCGCCGAGACGGACAACAGAGATATCTTTCGATAAGGCTCTATGAGAGTGGTATCTCTACAGACTTTGCCGCTAATAGTTGGTGGCGAGAATGGCATTACGGCACCACTACGAACAGAGATCCTCTGGCCAAGACATTGGTTCCCACATTAGATCCTGTAATGTTGAACCAGTTATGCGAGTCAAAAGTGGCAGCTGTATCAGCAACAAAAGAATCGGTTATAACGGCAGCATCCCACAATTGACCGTAGATGACACCAAGAGCCGACAAATTAGTCGTCCCCCAGGCTATCAAGGGATCGACAATCAAGGCACTTCCATCCGAGTAATTGAAGTCGGACCCACCAGCAGTCCACGTCTGTTGTATGGCACTCACCGGGACTACGAGGGCATGATTGCCGCTCCCACCTCCAAAATTAGCCCACAGGGTTCCGTTGTAAAGTCCGGAACAATTGGCAGATATACAGCCTAAATTTGTTCTAAAAGATGTTCTAACAGTTGCATCCGTATCGGATTGGGCGTTGCTTGTTAACCATCCTACGGCAGTCGTAGGACTGGCCCCGCTCGTCAGGAATGAAGGGACGTACGGTACTCCCCCGCAGGCAAAGGTCCGAACAGTCGTAATCCCAGGTTGCAAAATAAAGAACTGATACGCACTAGCGATAACTCTATAAACTGCTCCCACGCTCGGCAGCAAAAATATCGGGTTAGTAGTTTGAGTCAGAGATCCGGTTGCATTGTGCATGAACAGTTGCGCACAATTCCCAGCTCCAGGCTCGAAGACTCTTATTCTGATCGCAAATCCCTGCGGAGTCGTTCCGGATTTCAAGGTCTGATCTGTACCTCCTGATATTCCGGCTACTTGAGTCCAACCAGCAGCCAAGAGTGCAGCTGCGACTCCGTTCACGATCTCTTGACGAGTCCCCGTCGTGCACGTGAACGTCGTATTTACAATAGTCAGGCCAGAGTACTGAATCGCCATTTAAGCTCTCTGCATGGTGAACACGCCCGCCGAGTTGATCGTCAATGACGTCACGGAAACGTCCGCAGGCGTGTTATCGAGTGTGGTGAAACAAATCAAATAGCCGGTGACGGAATCGTACAGCACGGCGTAGCGCGAGATGATGCCCGGCCCGGTCGGCGTCCAGGTCGGGTTGGAAACCGAGAAGGTTTGCCGCCCCGTGGTGCCGTCGGAATTGGTCCAGGATGCAGTAACCGCCACGCCGCCTGCCGTGTAGCCGTTTGCCGTCGGCAATTCGTTGGTGAGTGTCGCGAAAGTCGCCGGGGAAATAGCAACATTGTTCGCGTTGGACGAGCTTGAGAATAGTGCGCACTTGATATTTGTGGAACTGAGATCGATCAGTTTCTTGCCGATGTTGTATTCGGCAAGGTCGTACACTGTCCAGGGATCAGAGGCCATTTCTTATTGCCACTCCACTGTGATTGAGCAAATACCGCCACGGTCCGCGCTCCCGTCAGATGCGAGCACATCCCAACTCAGGATTGCCAAATCCGCAAACCCTGGAGGCGTAAATGTGGTCGCGACAACGGGCGTATCCACCACAGTCGCTGCTGGAATAGTTAGGGTGATGAGCGCCATTCCATTCATCTTCACACGCACCACAAGATCCGACGTTATAGCGTAGTGCAGCACTCCGATTACACGCACTCCTGTTCCGGCCTGCCAAATCGGTACGTGGTCCGCGATGTCGTCGCCGACGGAGGTGTCCTTAAGCAGCAAGGTACGAACGTATGGACCACCACCAGCGCCAGCCCGTTCGATGATCCAGGAGCTCTGCGGACCCGTGCTGCGTGGCGCTAACGGCCGATGGGGTCTGACGCCGCGCTGGTTCATGTCGAATAGATCCCTCCTGCCGTGATCCGCCAGGTGGCGCCTGCGCCGGTGAGCGTAGATGTGGTGGTGCCGTCGGAGAAGGTGTCTGATCCATCCGTATTGATGATGGTCGAGTTGGGTCCGCTGTTCCAGACCAGCATGTTCCGCCCTTGATAGTCGCGCAATTGGAGCAGCGTGAGCGTCACGTCGTTGGCAGAACTATCCACGCGCACCACCTCGTCAGTGGCATCGAGAGTGAACGGCCCGGGGGCCGGGCCGAGCAGGCGCACCGTCGGCGGCTGCCCGAAGACATAGATCATGCGATAGGCCGCAAAACCGTCGTCAGTCTGGTGGCCCTGCGTGTCCTCAAGGAAGCCGCCGACCAGAACGACCTCGTCGCTTAGATTTGACACCTCCGTGTGAACCTTGAGGGTCGTCGCGGTAGCGTTGGTGGAAGTGAGTTCCGGCGTCTCGCTCGGGTCTAGCCAGCCGGGCTCCTCGATAATGTAGATCGAGGTGCTGTCCGGTATTACGTTCCAGGGCGGCGCGATCTGATGCGTGAGATGGTCGTTGCCTGAGCAGACGCGAGACTGGCCGGCTCCGGTGCCGCGCAGGATGCGCACGATACGTCCCTGCTCCTCGCCGGGATGCATGCCTGCGGAGCCCGGATATTGCTGGCGATTGACGCTGTTGTTCCATTTGGTGTTGGTGATCGAGTTGGCATCCGCCGAGCTCGGGGTGGAGTAGACGATCAGCACATCTCCGATCTGCACGGACTCGGGGTTATCGGTGGAGGACGATCCGCCGGTAACCGTCCAGTTGCCGCCATTGATCATGGGCATCGGCACGCTCGTTCCGATGATGGCGTCATTGCCGAAGTAGAAGACGGTGCCATAGCTGACCCCGTCGACGCTGAACGGCTTGCCGTTCATGGCGGGCGTGAAATGCGGTCCACTCTCCCAAAAGAACATGGTCGAACCGGGACCGCCCGAGGAACCTGTGCCGGAGACGTCGACCGGCGTGGCGACTGCGCAGTCCGGACTGACCGTGATCGTTGCTGTCGCCGGATCGAAGGCCGTGATGGTGAAATTCCACAACGGCACTTCGCCGGCCACGTTGGCGCAGATGAATACGTGCATGCCGATCCAGTCGTCGGTCGAATCCAGGAAATCTTCGCACTGTATCTGGTTCGGTGCCGTGACGCCCGTCACTAACAGGCCCGCGATCCCGGCATGAAACACGTGCTTGGCCATGATCTTGACCTTTTGCGCGGCACCTTCAGGCAGTCCTTGAGTCCAGTTGTGGATCGGGCCTGGGATCGAGACGTTCGTAGGCAGCGCGCCATCAGCACCGAATTGCCATGCGATCTCCCGGCGATCCGGACCGGCCCAGACATCCCAGCCGGTCATGCTGCTATCGGTCGATGGGACGGCGAGAAGGTTCACTTGTTGAGAGGTGAGGCCGGCTGCAATCCAGATGGCCGTGAGGTTGGAGGGGATCGAAGGCTCGCCTGCGGCGTTACGCTCAGTGAGCGCCGCATAGACCGTCATCGGGCCGTGCAGCGTGCCGCCACTCGAGAGCGAAATCTCGAGGATGCGCGGCTGCGTCTGCGAGGCGAACTGGTTGACGGTCATGTAGCCCTCAACCCAGATGCGAGGCACCCACACGCCGTCCTTGGTGATCACGTAGTCCTGCCATAGCGCGAACGTGCGCTCCCAGGGCGGATAGATCGGGTCGCCCGTTTTGGGTGCGAGAAAATTCGGCATCCAGGCCAGGCCCGTAGGCGACTGCAGCAGTTCGGGCGGCGGTGCGGGCGGCGCCACGTCAGCCGGCTTGGGGCCGACGATCAGATCGTACATGTCGTCAGTCGTCGACGAGCACTGGAAGTCGATCGAGAAGTCGGGATTCAGCGCCCACCTGGCGACGCGCCCCTCGATGTAGCCGTGCCCCGAGACGGAGCTCGCCGCCTGGTTGGGCAGCGACGGATGGGTCAACGAGACGATGTCGCCCAGCTGCGTGCCGAGCGCGAGCACCGTGCTCTTGAACTGGAAGTTGCGCGCGTTTAACTGCTCGTTGATGCCGCTTTGGGATTCATGCGGCCCGCTGCCGTTCACCAGGCCGCCGATCTCTTCGCGCAGGCGAGTAGTGATCAGGCGCGCGCACTGGCTGAGGTTCGAGACGCCCGCGAAGTTAAGGTTCTGCACCAGGTACTGGGGCGATTCCGGAGTGCCAAGAAAGGCCGCATTGTCGATGTCGTAGATGGTGGCGTTGTTCAGTTGCCACCCGTACTCGGCATCGCCGAACTGGCCGACCAGCCAGTTGAAGGCCGGTTGCAGCGGTGAAACGCTCAAGGACCGGAACAGAATCGTTGCCTCGGTGAAGGCATTGCCGGCGAGCACGCTCGAGTTCACACGAATGATCGGGAACAGCTTGCCGTTGGCGAACACGAATGTGCCGGCGCAGCAGTTGAGAATCTCCCGCAGCCAGTCGCGCAGCGGCTTCTGTTCCTTCAGAACGCCGCGGAACGGGAACTGCAATTCAGTGCCGGAGCCGATCAGAACTGGAACTGTCGTGTCGCAGATCGCGGCCATCTCGATGGCCTGGTTCACGTCGAAGTAGCTCTCCATCTGAGCCGCCGAAACGAGAAACTCCTGGCCGGGATCGACGCGCAGGCCTCGCCCCCGCAGGTAGACGTTGATGGCGATCCAGATGGGGTTGTGCATGGCTTGCATCCAGAAACGGCTCCCCGGTGCAGTCCAATACCATCCGCCCAGGCCTCCGGTAACGCTCACGATCATGGCGTGATCGGATACCGAAGAAAGCTGAAGGCCTTTATCGTCAGTGCGCCGGATCTCGGCCATGGCGGTGCCGCCGGCGTAGGTTGATCCGGGTGGAGCGACATTCCAGGGCGCCTGCGTGATGCCCACGAAGTCATTCGGGTTCGATGGGTCATTGCCCAGCATGTAGCGCCAGCCGCCGTTATTCAGCGGATCGTGCGGCGGCTGTCCATCAAGCGTGTGCCGGATGAGATTGCTGTCCATGGTGGACAGCGGCCCCTCGCCGATCACTCCCAGCGCAGAGTAGAAATCCGATTCGTCGCGACCCTCGGCGACATCGCAGCTGACCAGCATCTGCACGTCGGTAAAGACCTCCTGCAACGGCCGCTGGTAGACCGTGTCGTTGACGACGCTTACGCTGGTCATCCCGCTGCGCCCGTAGCCGAACACCCCGGTCGAGTTGTCCTTGATCCTCACGGCCTGGGGCGGGAATATCACGCCGCCGAACGAATGCGGGACGCCACGCTCGACGCAGTTCGCGTAGCTCTTGTCGCAGGTCGGAAGGCTCGAGGTCGACGGGCAGAAGCGGCCCTTGTAGACCTTCCAGCAGGTCCTCAGGATCTTGCGCGAGGGATACGGCAAGGTCATCTGGAAGACGCCGTCTGCGGCATTGATCTGGAACTTTCCGCTTGTGTCGTATTGCCAGTTGGTGACGTAGCCTTGCCACAGATCGAGCAGGCTATTGTCCTGCACGTGGTATAGCGAGAACTGAACCGGAGCCCCGTACAGGTTGACCTGATTGATTAGCGTTGTCCAGACGCTGTCCGCATTGCCGAAATTGAAGCTCGCCGCGTCGGAGCTTTCGCCGAGGGTTTGCGAAATGCCGCTCCAGTCGAGCAGTCGCGGCAGGTAGAGGTGTCCACTGACCGAGCACCGCTGGTTGGACAGATAGAGGTGAGCGCTGCCGTCGCGGCTCGTAATGGCGATCAGTGGAATGATCTGCTGAAATTCTGACTGGAGAGCGGCCGTCAGCGAGCTATCAGGGAAACGGTTCAGCCGCACGCGCGGCGTGTAGGTCTGGGTCGTGGTCGGTATCTCGAGAAACGTGATCCCGGGGCCTTGCACCAATAGACCCACCATGTAGTCGAACGGGATGGTCGGATTCTCGTAACGCACCGTGTAGGTGGCTGGGCCGCCTGGCTCATAGACGGTCAGCGGGAATTGTGCGTATCCCCCTTGCGCCTCCTCCCAGTGGCCGCGCAGATCGTCGTACTCGGTGCAGGACAAATGGTTCTTCGTGAAGCGGAAGCGTCGCGGGCCAAACGGCGCCATCAGGAAACGCTGCTCGGTCTTCAGCCCCGCCTGGCTGAATGTGTGCGTCACGATCGGCGGCTGATAGTCCGCGCCGGTGCCGAAGTCCGGACGGATTGGAAAGGGCGGGATCGTGGGTGGCGTCGGGATCGGCACCGGGCCAAGGGAGTCACGCGTGTCGATGCCGGGCAATAGGGTGATCAGACTCATACGATCTCCCGCAGGCCGAGGTTCACGGTGACAGCAGCAACGGTTCGCTCGTAGGTGTAGGTTTCCGACCAGGCTCCATCGAAGACCACCGTGTAGCGGCCGATCGGATCGCCGCCGGTCGGGTCGTGGCTGAATGGTGGCACCGTCTCGCGCAGGTTGTAGAAGTAGAATGGCTGGCCCTGATGCGCGTAAAAGAACGCCCGGAGCGCCGCGTAGTCGCTCGCGACCAGCGTCTGCTGCATGGTCCAGTAGTGGCGCGTATTCAGTGCAAGCGCATTGCGGTCGCTCGAGCCGTCCGGATACAGGTTGATGTCGAGCTCGAGATGCATGTCCTCGTGAAACGCGCGCGCAAGGTTCGCCGGCATCACGTCGGCCGGCGCCGCTGGAATGATATTGCCCGGCATAGTTCAGCCTAGAGCCGTGAGCGGCTCTTGCATCGCCGCGGTGGTGGTGAGGCGGCTGTCGCCGGCCCTCGATGCGGAAGCCGACGCCATGGCGATCGCCGCGGGGTTTCCCTGAATGGTCTGCACCGCCAACTGCTGCCACTGCTGGCTGATGAGTCCTGAGGCTCCAGGCACCCCCAGACTCGTCCCGGGCATCATCCCCTGCGCCGAGGCCACTGCAGTGGCGTACTGGTACGTGGTGGTGCCGGTGTAAGGATTCTGGACCTGGACGCCGCCCTGATAGACCGGCTGCAACTGCAGTCCCTGCGAGGACTGCGCGACCGTCGCCGCATACATCGGCCGTGGCATGTTCGTGGTCGATTGGCCAGTCGAGAGGGCGTATAGCCGAACGAGGTCTTGCACCTCCTGGCTGCGAACGCCGACCGACACGCTGCCGCCGTACTTCTGATCGACGATCTGCTTGATCTGGGCGATGATCTGCAAGTTGGATATATCCACCCCATAGACCTGCTTGATCTGCTGGCGGATCCTCTCGGACTCAGTCTTCACAAACAAGCGCACCGCGCCCGTGACCGCTCCGATGGCCGCGCCGACGCCAGCCCCGATAAGCGCGCCCATGGGGCCGCCGAACCGCAAGCCGATCATTCCGCCGGCCAACGCGCCGCCGCCGATGTCCATGGCCATTCCGCCCAGGCCGCCCTTCTGCACGCCCGCGCTAAATAGGCCGATCCCCGCGCCCATGAGCGGACCTTGCAGATATCCCATGCCCAGCATCTGGCCCAGCTTGACCCCGGTGAGCGCGCCACCCGCTATTTGCATGGCTGAAGACCGGTGCTGAATCCCGGCACTCATCAGGCCCATACCGCCCATCAGCGCAAGGTTGGCGACGCCTTCGGAAGTTAGCACGCTACGGATCGACGTGCCGCCCGCTGCAGTGCCGCCGATGCCGAACATTTGCCCTAGTCCTTTGAGGTTCATCAGACCGCCCAGGAGCGTCTTCTCCGCGCCGCCGCCAGTGCCAACTCCTCCGGCCTGGAACACCATGCCAGCTGCCTTCGCCAGTTCGTTCTGTTTTGCGGTCATCGCCTGCTCTGCGACCGTTGGCCCAATCGTCGCCGTGCCCAGCTGCTCGGGAGTCAAAACTGGCGGCGCGGGCAACCCAAATTGCCGCTGCGCGGCCTCCTCTGCCTGCTGCTCCAGCCCCCAATACGGCGAAACCCCCGGCGCGTTCGGATTCTGCGGCCCGGTCATCACGCCCGCCCTCCAGTCAAACAGACGCTGCGGAGCAGCCTGGACCGCCACCTCCAGCCGGTCCGCCGCGCCTCCGGATTCCAGCGCTTGCACAGCGCGCACGTAGCCCTGCACCGATTTCGGCAGCGTCCCGCCCCGGCCGATGATGCGGTCCACCGCGCCCGGTCCCATGTTGTAAGCCGCAAGTGCCTTGGCCTCGTCGCCGCCGTAGCGGGTCAGCAGCTGGCTTAGGTACTTCGCGCCACCCATCACGTTTTGCCCCGGATCGAAGGCGTTGGTCACTCCGAGATCGCGGGCGGTCCCAGGCATCAGCTGCATGAGTCCCATTGCGCCCTTCGGCGAAACCGCGCCGGGACGCATCCGCGATTCCACCTGGGCCACCGAACGCAGCAGCGTGGAGCTAACGCCCGTGGCGGCGGATGCCTGGCTGAACACGTCGCCGGTGTCCGCCGCGCCCGTGTCGGCAGAGCCCTGCATCTGCACTGCGGCGCCGGTTTGCTGGCCCGCTCCCTTCAGCTGCTGCACGGCAGTCGAGAAGTCGATTACGGCTTGCTGGAACTGCCCGGTGCCAGCGGCGAATACCTGCGAACTGATCTCGAGCGGCTTGGTCGCGGTCTCCATCGCGGGAGTGACCGCAGACTGCACCTGATCGACGACTTTCGACTGGACACGCTCTGGCGTGTACAGCTCCGGTGGTGCCCCTGGCGGTCGCGGAGGCATGCCGCGCCGCAATAGCGCGCCGATGATCCCGCCGCCCCTTACCAGCTGCTCCTCGGGCCGTCCGTAGCCAGCGGCTGCGGTGGCTCCAGCAGCCAGCTGGCTGCTGAACCATTCCTTCACCTCGCCCAGCGCGAGTTTCTTGAACATGTCGCCGATGGCCTGGCCCAGACTCTTGGTCTTATCCGTGAAGGCGTCGAAAACCTGATCGAACAGGCTTTTGAAGCCTTCGAAGACGCGCTTCTGGTCCTCGATGATTAAATCGTTCGCGCGCTTCCATCCCTCCAACTGGTATTTCGCCGTCTCGTTTATCGCCTTCTGCTCGATCACCTGCTGCTTATCGACCATCTCCTGCTGGCGATCCGCAATCGCGTCGTTAGCCTGCTTGCGCGTGAGAAGCCCGTAAGCCACCAGCTGGTCGAGGTATTTTTTCTGCTGCTCGAACACGCCCTGCAATTCGTCGGATTCTACTCGCGCCACCTCTTTCGCCGCGTCGATGCGCAGCTCGGTGATCTGGTCGACGGCTTTCACCTTGCCGCGCAAATCCTGGGCGTCTAACGCTTCGATGTAGGCGATCCGCGCCTCGTAAGACCCCTTCACGTACTCGGCGTCGAGCTTGGCTCGTTCGGCGATGTGCTGTTTCTCCTTCTCGAAGACCTTGGCGTCCATCTCCATCCGTTGCGCCGCGCCGAGTTGCGCGCGCAGCTGGTCGGAGTGTTCCTGGCTGATGACCTTGTCATGCAGCAGCTTATCGAGCTTGGTGAATAGCTCCGCGTACTTGAGGGTCACGGCTTCCACGGGGGAACTGAGAGCTTGAAGGAGCGTTTTCCCCGCCGCGTCGCTCCATTGATTGACCTGCTCCTGAACCTCCTTGAGTTTCTCTTCGGATTCGACCAGAATGGGTCCTCTTTTGGTCTGCTCTGCGCCGCTGCCCGGTTGCTGCTTGGGAGGTCCGAACAGTCCGCTGATGCCGGCCAACTCCTTCGCTTTTGCGCCGACCTTATCCACCCATCCCGAAACCCAGGCTTCGACTTCTTTCGTCTGCTTCGGAAATAGTTTCGAGAGCCCCCAGACCGCGGCTGCGATGCTGGCGATTGCGACCAGGATCTCTGGGTTCGCGACTACCAAGCCCCATAGGGCTTTCGACAACCCCGCGATGATTTTAATGGCCGGTCCGCCGATCGTCGTAAAAATCTTCCACGCGCCAGCGAACAAGGCCACGGCTGCTGCGCCAGCCGTCAGATTAACGATTAATTCCTTGACCGGCCCCGGCAGCTGCTTGAGCCATTCCATAAACGCGGCGAGTGGAATGATCAATTCCTGAATGTGCCGCGCCAGCTTAGTCAACGCCGGCCCGAAGCCGTTCGGTCCGAAGAACTGGGCCGTCGCGTATAGGATGTTATCGCCCAGGGTCTTGAAGGCCTGCGCAGCGTCGTTGATTTTCGCGCCAGCGCCCTTGGTCTTCGCCGCCATTGCGTCGGTCATGACGCGCAGCGTTTCCATGGGGTCGAGCACGCCTTCCTTGATGTATCTCTGAACGTCCTCCTTGGTCACCTTCTCGTGGAGCTGCGCGCTCATCGCGGCTTGCAGAGCCTTCATGACATCCACGCCGCGCTGAGGCAGCTGGCGCATCAGGTCCATCGCGCCGACCGCATCCTTCTCCATCACGCGCCCGAAGATACGCACGATCGATGCAACCTGCTCGAAGTCGCCGCCCATCGCGGCCACCTGATCGCTGATTGCCTTCAGCGTTCCGGGCACTTCCTTAGCGGTCATGCCGAAGGCCAGCAGCTGCCGCCCCGCGTTCTCCAGATCCTTGAAGTGGAACGGACTCTGCTGCGCTATCGCGCGAATCTCCTCGAAGACCTTGCGCGCGTCGTCGGCGCTCCCGGTGAACAAGGTCATCATTTGCTGGGCGCGCCCGATCTCGGCGCTGACCTCGACCATGGAACTGACCCAGCGCGCGATCCCCAGGTCCGCGAGAGCCGTGGCCAGTTCGCCGAAGGCCTGGGTGGTTTGCTTGACGGCCACGCTTACGGAATTAACCGCGTTGGTCGCTTGCGTGGATGACTTTTGCGCTGTGGTGCCGGTGGATTGGATCGCGCTATTCAGCGCGTTGACGTTCTGCTGCGCCTGCTGGGAGTTGAAATCGACCTGGATGTATATGTTGTTAGCGGCCATGGCGCGACGCCTTTTTCATCGTTTCTTCCTGGTAACGCTGCCGCTCGTCGGCAAGCTGCCGCAACAACAAAAACTCCTGGTATGTGATCTCGCTGGAACTAATTGTCACCCCCGCCTGCAATGCAAAATCCAGATCGATCACCTGCCCGATCAGCTGGCCGCCACCTTTCGCCAGATACTCGTCGAGCAGCGTGAGCGGACAGTCCATGCAGCGGGGCGATTCGGCGGTAGCCCACGGATTGAACGTGAGCACCTCGGGGCACTCCTGCGGGCCGGGACAGAGGTCGCCCCGTCGAAGCATCCGGTGAAAGATGAACTTCGGCGACGGCGTCTCCGGCCAGCCGCCGCCCATTAGAAATTTGCTTCGTCATGGCGCGGCGACGCTTCCTGCGTGATAGCCTCGATCACCGCTCGAATGACCGTGTCTTTGTGCAGGCTCGGCACCACGCTCTTGTACCCTTCGCCGCGCCCGTTGCACTTGTCCCAAAGCTCGGCCCCCGCCTCGAGATAAGTGCGCACCTCGAAGCGATTGAACGGCAGGCTAATCATCCGGGTGCTGCGATTCAGCTTGCGCACTTCTTCGTAGGTGGGGATGCGCAGCTGGTGCCTCACCTCGCCCAGATTGGTCACCAGCTCGACCTCAGCTTCCTGCGCGCCCAACTGTACGTCCACCACATTGCACAAGCCCAGCCACTCGATCACCTGGCTGGCCTCGGCTCCGGTCAGCGGCGGCGCGCCGTTCTGTTTTATCGCCTCGAACAGCTTGGCGTCGCCGTCTGCGTTGTCTACCTCGTTCTCAAAGCTGCCGCGCCCCAGATCCCGCCGGATGACCTTGCGGCGGCGGCGGTGATCGGCCCACTCCTGATCGGTTGGCCAGCGCACCGTAATGTCCGTCAAGCCCTGCGCCTCGGTGCGAAGCGGCCTGGTGATGGTTGTTTCTGTGTCTACATCGAACATAGGCTAAAGTCCTAGAATCGCGTCTTTGGTCGTTGTCGCCGACATGGTGATGATCGGCGTGACACCGTCGGTAGGCTGCAAGGCTGTCACTGCGCACTCTACCGTCACAATGTTTGCGTCGTCGCCGTTTACCACGCTCTGCATGCGCGTGCGCGGCATCGTGATCGTGAAGCCGTGGTACACCGCCCCGCTGATGAGCGCCCCCTGCACGCCGAACGTCGCCGGGCCTTCAACGCCGTTGATGAGGTTGTTGTACTCAGTCGATCCCTTTTGCGCCCGCGCGACGAACCTGAGCGTGATCTCGCGAATGCCGTACTCCATGCGGCCCCTCACCGCGTAGCCGTTCTGTGTGCCTGAGCCGGGATAGAACCCGCTATCCAATCTCACGTTGTTGTTCCACCCAAACTCCAGGCTGATGAACGTCATCGAGAGCACGTAATCGATGCCGTTGATAGTGATCGTGGCGCCGGCCGCGTTGAGAAAATGCTCCAGCGTCACCGCCGGTAATGGAGTGAGACCGGGAGACTGCACGCGCCCCGTGCTGGGCAGCGTGCAAGCTACGCGGCAATTCGCGCGGCCAGGCCCGCTGGACATGGTGATGGTGAAGCTCCCCACCACACATCCCACGAGCGCGCGATCGATAACCGAATTAGGTGCGGCGCGAAGCAGTTCGTCGTAGGTGAAGCACGGCAAATTGATGCAATTCACCGTTGGGTCGTTGGGTACTGCCGCGTAGGTGAAGCCCGTGCCCGCCGGAGTTTTCGTTGCCTTGCCGGTGGTGAAGCAGAACAGCCACGCCATAAACTCGCTCGAGACGTACTTCTCGAGCGTCACGGCGGCGTCCTGGTAGCTCGGAAACACCTGGCTCGGAAATTCGTTTCCCTTGCCGATGTCGAGCGCGTTGGTTTCTGTGACCGGATTGACCGTAGAGAGCGCCGGATTCACCTTGGTTAGGCTCCAGATGTCGGTCAGCAGGTTGGCTGTCGCCACGTCGGTCTGCGGCTTGAAGCCGAACGCGATCTGAGTTTCCTGGATGTTGGCCGGGCAGGATGTGGTTGTCAACGGCTGCACTCCGGGCGGCGGCGGTGGCGGCGGCGCGCCGGTGGGCACGTCCGTCGGTTCAGGATTGCGCGATGCCATAGCTATATCTCCTTATTCATGGGTTTGGCCAGTCACCCGTTTCGGCCGTTTCGGTCATGATCACCAGATAGTCAACGTATTCGGAATCGGTGCGGCGCTCGATCTTCTTCACATTGGTCGGCAGCAGGCCATCCAGGATGGGACACCTGAGCCAGATCAGGCCGTCGCCGGGTTGCGGCACGCCCTCCATGATCACGTCCACCAAATCCATGTCCGATGCGCCTGGCAGGCTGCGCACACAAATCTCCATCGAATGCGACCACCTGCTCATCTGTCCTTCGTCCAGGTTCGTATCAGTCCAATTCACGAAGACCTGTCCCGGCTGCATTTGATAGATAGCCTTCTCTACTGAGTTGCGTATCGGGTTCAGGTCGACGTAGCCCACGATCGGATCTTCGGGAGCGAGGACGGCCATAAGCTCGGGGATGTTCGAGAGCTTGGTCACCATCGCGTTAACCAGATCCGATAAATGCCGCATAGTTAAAACGCATTCAGCGTGGACGGCCGGCGGTTGGTCGGCCCTATCGGTATCCAGGCCTTGTTCACGTACTGTCCGTATTGCTTCTGCGTCTCGTCGAACACCGCCTGGGCGTCCGATACCGCGAAGCCGATCATCTGGTCGTACTGGTTGGCGCGCATCGCCTTCTGCCGCTCGAGGCGCGTCGTGTTCTCGGCTCTGATCCTGCCGTCGGCGGCCTTGCGCAGCGTGAAATTCGCCAGCGTCTTGCCGGTCATGACCATGTCCCGCACGGGCCGCTTATGAGTGTATTTCTGCTTGATGATGGCGTAGCGCACCGAGAGCTTCTTCGCCGGCTGACCGGCGGCGTCCGTCGCTTTCGCCCAACGCGCCTTTTGCTCGGCGACCATGCGGTCGCCGATGGCCTTCAATTGGAGATCGCTCAAGTTCGGACCGCGGATCCGCCCCGATTTGGTCACGCTGATTTTTACCTGATTGGCCATGTCATACCGCCGATCCGCTCTCTTGCAGCACCAGGACCGAAAAGCCGATAGCCAGCGCTTCGACGCGCACCACCTGATACTGCCGCTCGTCCTTTTGCACCGCGTCGCCTAAGGCCGGAGGCGCCGGCAGGTCAGCGTCCCGCACATCGATGTGGCTATAGCGGCCGGGCGAAACTTCTTCGTCGCTCGCGCCCTCCTTCCACAGAACCTTTACCGTCGCTTCGTCGAGCGGGTTGGAGACTGGGACGTAGGTCACCTTGGTGCCGAACGTTTGGATCTCGGCCGGCCAGAACAGGTGCGGCAGGTAGTCTTTGATAAACGGATTGCTCATGTAAGTTTCTTCTGCGCCGGCGCGCCCCCAAACCCCCAGTCATCGATTCGGAGGCGCGCCGCGCGTCCCGCTGGCACGCGAGCTTTATAGAACCTTGATCGCGATCGACGCATTGGGCCGGTAGGGCACCATGATCGGCGCGCTCTGCAACATCACGTACCGCACCGACGGGTCGCTCTGAAGCCACGACTTGACGAAGTACGGCACCGGCTGCAAGCCGATCTCTTCGTCGCGGATCGCGCCGTAGGCCTGCACGCCCTCTAGCGCCGGCGAGGTCATGATTACGGTGCCCGCCGGTATGATCGGCACTTCCGAGCCGGTCACCGGATCGACGTACCACCCGCTGTAGGCCCAGATGTTGAAGCCTTCAATCGTGCCCATCAGGACGCCCCCCTCGGTGATCGTCGCCATGTAATCGACCGAGGGTTCCTCGGTGTATTTGCGGTAGGTATTCAGGATATTCATGACGCTCGTGTCGCTGCGGAACACCTTCCACACATCCGTCGTCATGATCACGTCTGAGGGGAATACGCCGGTGTCCTGTAGAACGATATTGGCCCAATCCATCAAGTTGTCCAGCTTCACCGCAGCCCCGCTCCACAGCGGACTGGCCGTGAAGGTGTGCGATGCCGAGCGCTGAAAGTCAACCACCGTGGTGGGGTATTTGTCGCCGCTAATGGTGGACTTGCCGGTGCATAGCACTTCGCCGCACATCACCTCGAGACGCCGGCGCAGCATGTTTAACTGGTCCTGCATGTCGTAAGCGATTAGCGCGCGCAGCCGGTCGCCGGGCGAGAGGGTGCCACCGATCTGCTCACCGGCCATGCGCTTGAGCGGGCGGTTCGCATCGAAGACGCGCTTGTCCTTGATATACGCCGGGCTAAACGTGTTGGTCACGAAGCCCTGCGAGGCAACGATCTGGCCTTCGACCAGCGGCGAAACAAATGGCGCGACGCGCCGCTTGCCGAGTAGCACGTCGAAATGAATCTGCTCGCTCGCTTCTGCCTGGGTGATGCCGAAATAGCGATCCAGCAAAAACTGCGGGTTACCCAGCAACGATTGGAGCACGGCAGTCAGAACATCCGTTGAGAAAACATCAACAGCCATGATTGGCTCTCCCGTTTGAACTGGGGTGGGTTCACGTTTACGCGGCCCGCCGTCCGTGCCAGGAAGCGATGGGCCGCGCGATGCGAGAGACGATTACTACTTCTTGTGCTCCGGTGGTTTGCTGTGCTGCTCCGCTGCCGGTCCCTTTTCCGGCGGTCTGTGCGGAGGCGGCGCGGCGACCGGCACGACAACCGGCTGCGGATTGCGCGCGGCTGCTTCCGCCGCCTGCCGCGCCTGCTCGTCGCGGGCTTTTTGGTTTGCGTCCCGAGTTTGCTGATTTAGCTGCTCGCGCTCCTTGAACTGCTTCTCTGCCAGCGCGCCAAATTTCTGATCAACCTCAGCCTGGAGCTTTTCACGCTCCTGGCGCTGTTTCTCCTCGAGGTCGCCGGCCTTCTCGTCGGCCTCGGCTTGCGCTTCCTGCACCGGCGTTTCTCGGGCTTCGCCGAAGGCAGCGTCGGCCCACGGTGCCTGCGGAGCCCTGGGCTGATGAATGGCCGGATCGAAGGGGTATCGTGTCGCGGCGTGGATCGCTTCGACTTCCTGCTCGCGCAGTTTCTGCGACTCCTGAGGCGGCGTCACGTTGGTGTTGGGCATCACCCCTCCGGTCGCCGGAAGGCTGATCATCGGGATCAGCTGGCCGGACCGGCCCATTTCGGTCAGGACGTAGATGCCGACGTCCCAGAGCAGTGCGGCATCGCTCGCCGCGCCGGCCGCCGTGAAGGTCATGCCCAGGTCTATGAATTTGCCTTGTGTGTAGACCAGGCCGGTGACGGCAGCGCCGGTGCCGGTATCGATGTCCTGGGCGAGAATCGCGCGCGGCGCACCTGATGCCGTCGAGGTTGTCAGGTTGGTGCTGCTCGTGATCGGAGTCCCGACTGCGGGGCCGTACAGCACCTGGCCGCGCTTGAGTACGCCCAGACTCGGCGCGATCTTGGCGGTCTGCGAAATGCATTCGCTCGCGAGCAGCGCGTCGTAGTTGAATGTGTCGGCTCGAAAGGACGCCGTTGAGAGTGGGAAAGTGACAGGTGTGCTCATGGATCAGTCTCCTTTATCGAGCGGCAACCCGGACGCGCCCCTTCGGCACGAACGCCAGGATGCGCCGCACCTCCGCCTCCGGCGATTCCTCGTTCGGCGAGTCACCTGAGACACCCACCTTGGGATTCTCAATCTGCCCCATCCGAGCTTCGAGCGGGTTGGTCTTTTTGCTTCCGACCGGAGCGGCGAGCAGAAGTTTCTTCGCGGCCTCGACCGAGTGATTGGTTTCGAGTGCCAGCACGCGGGCCAGATCCTCGCGGCCGCGTGCTTCCTCGCAGGTTAGAATCGCAGCGATCCGCTGCCGATCTTCGTCTTGCATAACTAAGCCCTCTCCTTTTGCGGACGAACCCTTCTTGTCGTCCTGATCGTCCTCGTCGTCGTCGTTCTCTTCCTCTTCCAGGCCTGGGATGTCAGGGAGATCATCCTCGTCCTCGTCGCTCTCTTCGTCCTTCTTGCCGGCGGAGGCCTCGACGCGCAGCCCGGGCACATCCCGCACCTGGCGAATCGGCGCGGTCGCGTTGGCCTCGCCCTGGAGCAAACCTTCGAGGGAACCGAGCGCGTCGGCCATCCCGACTGCGATGGCGCTACGGGCAGGGAGAACCGCGCCACGTCCGTAGTCGCGCGTTACCCGATCCACGCTCGTTCCCCGGAAGGCCGCAACATGCTCGATAAAGACCTGAGCTAGCGCGTCGACCATCGACTGGAGTTGCTGGCGGCCCTCGTCGGTTCCAGGGTCGGTGCGCTTGAGCGGGCTCTGACTGGAGACAACTTCATAGCGCTTGATCCCCCGGCGCTCGTCCTGGCCCGAGTCATCCACGGCGGTCGCCAGCACGCCGATGGAGCCCAGCTGCGCCGTCTCATCGGCCACGATCCTGCCGGCTGCGGACGCAAGCCAGTAGGCACCGCTGGCGGCCATGCCGTCAACATACGCCGTTACCGGTTTGACCTGATTCGCAGCGCGGATCATGTTCGCAAACTCATTGATGCCGTCGATTTGCCCGCCCGGCGAATTGATAGCCAACACGATCTGCCGGACCGCGGGATCGTCGAGCGCGGCTTGCAGGTCGATCGCTGCCGACTCGATCGAGGCACCGCCCAGCAGCCAGGTCCAGATGGAGCGGTAACGGAAAAGCGGGCCGCGGATGTCGAGCACGGCCGTGCCGTTGCGGTTCTCGATGTTGGAACTGCCGTCGTCGAGCGGCTGCCCGATGCGCGCTGCAACCGCGTTGAGGTCTGGATGGCGCGCCGCGACGAGCAGCCCGTTGAGCGCGGCCGGCGTCATGGCCCAGGCGCGATCCGGGCAGATGACCTCCAGCAGCGAGGCCTGTTCTACACCGGCACCCGTACCGGCACCTCCTCCGGCTCCGCCGGGAATCCCACCGGTTTCGTCGGCTGCGGGGGCTCCACCCACAATCCGGCATCTTGCAGACGCTTCTTCTCGAGCGCCCGCTGATCGATCACGTCGTTCCAATCCATCCCCTGTTCTGCGCATTCCACCTCCAGCGTCGAAATGCCGGTCGCCAGGCGCACCTGGGCTGCTTCTGCTTCCTTCACCGGATCGATCCAGCCACGACCGGGGCCGATGAATTTTGCCCGCGTGTAAAACGCGCGCTTTTCATAGAAATCGGGCGCATCGATCAGGCCCGCATTGACGGCCTCTTCAAACCAAAGCTCGTACACCGGCTGCGCCCAGTAAGTTACGAGCCAACTGCGCCGGGTCGTGAAGTACCTCCAGCTTTCGAGTAATGCTGCGCGGGCGCTCGAGTAGTTCGTTTTGCTGTAGTCCTTCATCAGCTGCTCGTATGGGAGGCCCATACTGATCCCGATCTGGCGCATAACGAACTCCGAGAACGCAGCGAACTGCGGCGCGGGCCGGTCGGGCGAGAACGGCGTCATCTTATCGCCGGGGTACAGCGGGATGAACGTGCCGCCCTCCAGCTGCACGCGATACTCGTTCTTGGCTGCGAGGTACGCGTTGGCATCGCCGCCCACCATCTCAGCGAGCGTCGCCGGATCGAGCGGTGTCTCGATAATCCCTGCCACCAGGGCGTTCACGATGGCCGACTGCAACTCGGCGCGCTGGTAGCTGTCGAGCATGCGGAACTGCTCAATGACTGGCGCGAGTATCGGCTTGCCGCGCGTCTGGTCCACCCGGTCCGGCGTGTAGATGTGAATGACCCGCTTGCGCCCCCAGGGCGTCTCGGCCGGAACCTTCTCCCACTCGCCGGCGATTCCGCCGATGGCCGGGAAAAACATGCCGGGCCAGCTGGCGATTTTGCGGATGTGATAGGCCGTCGGCCGCCCGTAACCGTCCATCTCGACGCCGCCCCGCAAATACATCGTCGGAGTCATGTTGCCGGGATTCGATAGCCGGTCCGTGTCGACCAGCTGCAAGCAGGTCTTGAATTGCCCGAGCTCCGGGCGGTCCATCCACAGCGGCAGCGCCAGGGCCTCGCCGTTTTGCAGCACGCTCCGGTAGACCAGCGTAGTAAGGCCCGCGAAGGTGAGCTTGTTCGCGACATCGATGAGCGTCGTCTCGGCGTATGACTTCCATAGGCTCTCGACATCGCGGCACCAGCCTTCGGCCCAGGCGGGAGTCTTGCCGAGCGCGCGGTAGTCGGGCCAAGCGGTGAGGCGCAGGTTGGTGCCGACTACGTTGTCGAGGGTGGTCTGAAAGGCACCCGCGGCGATACCCGTGTTGCGGTCCAGGTCGCGCGAGCGCGCCACGAGCGTGCCCTGATCGCTCAGTATCTCTGCGTCGGCCGCGGCGCGGATCGGAAACCAGTTCGATAGCTGCTTCCTGATCCAAGAGGCGCCGGTATAGGGCGTATCGCGGTAACCGTAGCTGCCGTATCCGTAGCCGTAGCCTGTCGCGCCGTCGGTTGACTGCGCGCGCATGATTGGCCGCAACATGCGCGCTAGAAAGCTTGGCTTCGGTGGGCGTGGCGTCGGCAGGTTCATGGCCATCCAAAAAAGCTGATTGGCTTGCGAACGTTTAGCCCGCTGCCGTCGGTACCCGTGCCGGTCACAATGCCTTGCAGGTAGTCGATCAGGCGCTGGAGATCGGCCGCGGTGGTTTGGGCGAACTGTACGCGTCCCAGCTGCGGCGTATCGACCGAGGACGGCATCTTGCCGGTCAGCAGATCGAAATAAGCGTCTTGCGCCTGCTTTAGCATCTTCGCCGCCTTATCGGGCGTAAGGTCTTTGGGCAGCGCGAGCCGGATATCGGACGGCATCGGGTTCGGTGGTCGGAAAGGCGTCATCGATTCACTCCAGGAAGCTGTCATTCGACCCGAACGGCTTAAATTGCGGCATAGGCGTCGGCGAGCGCGTGATCGCCGTCCCTGGAACCGCCGGCGTTAAGCCCCGCCTCAAGGCCTGCTCTGCCTCAGCCCATCGTTTGGCGGTCCAGGAGTCGATGCGCAGGTTGGATGCCGCCGCGCGCGCGTAGATGCGGCAGTCTAAAGCCTCGTTGCGGTCCCGCCGCTTTTCCCAGCGGGCGGTGGTGCGCCCCGCGACAGTGTGAGTAATCAGCTGCTCGGCGCACAGCTGCTCGAAAAACTCCTTGCCGTAGCCGGGAAAGTGGCAGAAGCCCGGGGGCCACGCTTCGCCCGCATCGAGGTCCGGCACGGCGAGCCGCAGGCAGCGGTACAGTTCTTCCTTGCCGATACTCGTGTTGACTGGCCAGAGCCGCACGCCGCCGCGCAGCGTGCGGCCGCCGGGCGTCAAGTCGATCAGCGTGGGCGGTCCCAGGAAGGCGCTGATGTGCGTGTGGTGTTCACCCTTGACGGCCATCACGCGCACCGATCCCATGCGCCTGGCCCAGTCATACACGCGTATGGTGTTGAAGCCGGAATCGACCGCCAGCTTCTGAATGCGCAGCATGCCGCCGTAAAAGCTGGGGAAGTCTTCGTCCAGCAATCCCGCCAGCTGCTCCCACACTTGCGGCTGGTTGGTGTTGCCCTCGAGCACGCGGTAATCGACAGACCAGCTTTCGCGTTGCCGCCCCCAGGCTACGATCTCCACCTCGATGCGGTCGCGCTGAATATCCGCGCCTGCCGTGAGCACCAGGCCGCCCTCGGGCACTTCCCCGATGGGATAGCTCTCGCGGCGCTCGTACAGACGATCGACATCCGGCACCTCGCCCTGGTCGGCCCATGGCACGCCCAGGATCGTGTTGTAAAAGGCCTGCTGCTTTTCCGGCGACCCAGCGGCCTTTTCCTGCATGCGCATAATCTGGGACCAACTGAGCCAGCCGTCGGGCGAGTAATAGCTCGACAGGTGATAACCGCGCGTGACGCCGTCGCCCGGAGCCGTCGCGCGCCATTCACCGGCCTCGAGTATTTCGGTTTTTTCGTGATTGTAAATTTCGCCGCCGCACTCCTGGCAGCGATAGCAGGCCTGGTGCGAGCGAATGTAGGACCAGCCCAGCTGCTCCGGCAGCAGCGTGATCAGGACGCCGCACCGGGGGCAGGGCACGAAGTAGAAGTTCTGATCCGACTGCGCAAAGAAAGTCTCGATGCGGCTGCGGCCCGCGATGGTGGGCGTTGACGCGATCAGGATTTTCTTGCGACGAAAATTCGCCGTGCGCGCAATCGCCAGATCGCATGGTTCGCCCTCGCGGTCCACATTGGGCGGATAGGCGTCGACCTCGTCCAGAAACAGATAGCGCGCGGCCATCGAGCGCAGCTGCTTCGCGGAGTTTGCGCCGGCCAGAACCAAAATGCCACCCAGAAACTCCTTGGCCAGGATCGTATTGCCGCTATCGCGCGACTTCGGTGAGCGCACAAGCTCACGCAGAATCGGCGAGTCCTCGATCAGCGGCCCGATGCGCTGTTTCGAGTTGCGCTTGGCCATCGTCTCGGTCGGCTGCACCACTAGCATGGGACCGGGCGCGAGATGGATTACGTAGCCGATCCAGTTGTTGCCCGACTCGGTGGCGCCTACCTGCGACCCTTTCATGAACACCACGCGCTCCCAGGGCGAGTCAGCCATCAGGGAGTCCATGATGTCGCGTAGGAACGGCGTGCGCGAGGTGCGCCATATCCCTGGTTCGGGCGAGGAACGCGTGGACAGGACACGATACTTGTCCGCCCATTCGCTGATGCGCAGCTTTGGTTCCGGACGCGCGCCAGCGCGCACCGCCGCACGGGTTTCTTTGAACGCGTCGCCCAGGCCTGGGAGTGACGCTTGCAGGATCATCGACGGCGTCATGCGGCTTCCGTCGTTCCTTCAGCGAAAGCCGCGAACACGGAGTTCAATTCGGCTTCGAGCAGAGCTTGGCATTTCTCGGCACTCGTTTCGGCGGCCAGAATCGCGGACACGCGCGAGGGGATGTTGAAGCAGGCTTCGCGCAGCGTCCGAAACTCCGTGAAGCGGGCGTTCCGGACGTCGGCCGCCGGGACCAGGTTGCCAGCGCGTTCCTCATAGCGCAGTTTCTTCAGCAACGCCTCGTAGATTTGCGTTCCGGCACGCGCCTTGGCATACGCGGTTGATTTTGCGTCTTGCGGCAGTGGTATTTCGGGCGACGGTATTTCGGGCAGATGTCCGTCGATTTGAAGCGGCTGCTTCGCCGCGCGCGGGGTGCGGTTGTTGTGGCCTTTCTCGTGATGCGTGGTATCCGCGAAATCCTGCATTGCCTGCTCGAGGTCATACATGCCATCGGGCCGCTTGGTGATGCGGCCGGCGGCTTCTGCTTTACGGATCGCGCCGCGGTCGCGCCCGAGAGCTTTGGCGAGTTCGACCTCGCTTACAACTGACATCTTTGCCGCGATTTTAACCCTAAAGTCTCGCAGTTACAAACACTTCTCTTGTGGACGAATAACTCGAAGTGACTGGGGCAGTAACCGCTGGGGTGACTGTTGCGGTTACCGTGTTTGGAAGGCTCAGGGCAGGAAAAGGCCCGCCAATGACTAGCGGGCCGTGAGAGGTGTACTCGGGTAAGAACTCAATGCAGGAAGCATATCACGGCACGGCGATCGCAGCGGCCAGTGCCCACAGCGCCAACCCGGCCCAGCCGAGACTCTCGCCTCGCGGCGGTGTTATGCCGACAGCGGCACACAGAAAACAGATGATCGCGAGGATCATGAGCACGACGCGCACTGTTACCAACATCAGACCATGGCCTCCTTCGCCTTAGTCACAAGCTCGTCAAACATAAGCCGACAGCCCGAGCATAACTCGGAGGGTAACTCCCCCACGCGCCGCCGCGCCTCGGGATGCTCGAACATGGATACTCCGCAAAAGGCATGCCAGCGATCGTCGAATAGCTCGAGATGCGTCGCCCCCTCATGCTCGCGAATGCGCAGCTCGATTTCGCCCACGAGCCAGGTCTGGAGAAACCGGCGCTGGTGCTGAAGCATTCCGCGGCGTGCGCGATCGCGCTGGCAGTCGCGGCACACCAGCTTGACCTCGCGGCCGCATTCCGGGCAGATCATTCGCACTCAGCTTACCGCCGGGAGATCCCGAAGTGAAGCGGTGAAGTGGAGGCGGGGAGAGCCCAAAGTGGATCTGAAGTGGAGGGCGCACGAGGAGTGAAGTGGAGGCGTGCGCGTGGCAGAAGCCACTCACTGAAGCCACCCGAAGCCACCCATTTCACCCTCCAGCCACCTTCAGGCAACTCGTGAAGCATCCCCAGGCACTCATGAGGCAACCTCCGAGGCCACCTTTTTCGCGACCGAAAGTCTGCCAATTTCGTCCTTGCTAATATCTTTTTGGCATGATGTAATAAGGATAGGCGGGATGGCCCCGCAAGTTACAGAAACAAAAGAGGATATCAACTAAATGGCAATCACAGAGAAGCACTTTGTATCGGCCGGGGAAACAGTACGGATAGAAATTCCGTACTCGGAAGTCTGCATGCACATGCAGGTCGCCGGTCGCGTAATGAATGTGCGCTTTGAGCATAAGGTAGGGCATACCGCCTGCGCACAATTGCTCCAGGATGGCCGCGAGTTCAGCGCGCCCATTACGCCCGGAGAAGCGGGGTTCTATTGGGAGGATGGCCGCTACTACTGCTATCCGGTGAACGGAGATCCCAGTTCGAGAGGGAGGTTTTAACCATGAATCGCAGAGAGTCCGCCGCGCTCGACCGCTACATCACCGGCAATTGGGGCGAAGACCAATTCCGCGAGGAGTACGACTGGCCGCAGATCGAACCGGGGGATGACCCCGGTCCGGCTGACGAGGAGGTGAGCGAATGAGCCGGTTCGCGGAGATCCTAAAGGCGGTGCAGGAGAGCCTGCACCTAATCAAGCCGCTGCTGTTCGAACTGGTGCTGTTCATCTGGGCTGCGGTTGAGATGTGCAAGTTCATTTGGACAGTAGCCCTGGGAGGTGAGCAGTGACTACTCCTTACGAACTGATTGCGAAGTGGGAAAGCAGATCGGGAAAGCACTTCGCCGAGCTATACCGCGATGGTGCGGGCTATGCGTATTATCGCGGCAATGGCTGCGGCGGAAATCTCGGCAACCTTTCCGAGGCTGATGCGATCACTCTGATGCAATCGAAAGTTGATTCTGGCTATTTCCTGCCCGATGACGCCAAGACTCCCATGAAGCGGACAGTCTGAAACAGCCAGCGCGCCAAGCCGCACTTCGGTGCGGCTTTTTTTTTGTCTGCGCGCGGGAGATCCCGAATTGAATCCTGAAGTGGAGGGTAACAAGGCCTGAAGTGGAGGGCTCGAACTGTCGCCGCAACGAGCTCTGAGTCTTGTGTCACGAGTGCCTGGTCAGTACGACCGGCTACATGGTAAGTCAGGGTTCATTGTACGGGGTCGTACGTAGGTCAGGGTTCAATGAACCCTCACTTACGTAAGGCGGAGTTCATGGTACGCCGACTTACAGAAGGCAGATCCCATTCCTGTTATAGCCTGCTGAAATCTTTTTTGCAATATTTTCGCTCGAGGGTATTGCAAAACTCTTTTTGGCATGCTTCAATCGTCGTGTGGCCAGATGGCCGCTAATTCAAAAAATTGAGGATATCGAACACAAATGCAAGTAACAGAGACAATCAAGGCAGAGCCGAAGGCAGAGCCGAAGGCAGAGCCGAAGGCTAAGAAGGCCGCTCCGAAGGCCGCTCCTAAGAAGGCCGCTAAGAAGGCAGAGAAGGCCGCTAAGAAGGCCGCTCCGAAGGCAGAGCCGAAGGCTAAGAAGGCAGAGAAGGCTGATAAGGCCGAATCGCTCAAAATCCATGTGAACAAAACAGGCCGAGTATGTTTCGGTAAAGCAGCCGCTGCTAGGATCGGCGAATCGGCTCACATGGCGCTAACAATCGAAGGGAAGATTGTACGCATGGATCGCGCGAAATCCGAGGGCGAGAATACGGTACCCGTACGGGATGCCAATGGTCGGCCCTATGTTTCCTGTACGAAGCAATTTAAGCCTCTCGGCTTCGATGGCTCCGAATCGCTCGATATCGAAGCTAAGCCGTATGGGAGCGCGGGATTCGAATTTAAGCTGGCTGTGTAAGGAAAGGAATTACGAGAATGGACATTCAAAATAAGCCCGAAGCTGAAGGCGATGAATTACCCGGGCTCGCGGATTACATTTGCGATCACAGCGCCGAATATATCCTGAATCCCGCTGATACCATTCGCCTCAGGCGTATTCAGATGCGTATGGCCCAATCTGATTATTTTGATACAGATGAATCCCGCTCGGATCTGGCTTGGCTTAGATCCATAGCGCGTAAGTAAAAAGCCGCTCCGCTCCGCTCCGAAGGCCGCTCCCTAACAGAGCGGCCTTTTTTCGTCTCTACGCATCCCGCATCCCGCATCCCGCCGCTCTGGAGCCCTGCCGCCGCTCTGGGAGCCCTGCCGCCGCTCTGGGAGCCCTGCCGCCGCTCTGGGAGCCCTGCCGCCGCTCTGGGAGCCCTGCCGCCGCTCTGGGAGCCCTGCCGCCGCTCTGGAGCCCTGCCGCCGCTCTGGGAGCCCTGCCGCCGCTCTGGGAGCCCTGCCGCCGCTCTGGAGCCCTGCCGCCGCTCTGGAGCCCTGCCGCCGCTCTGGAGCCCTGCCGCCGCTCTGGAGCCCTGCCGCCGCTCTGGAGCCCATCTGACATCGTATTCCGACCGACATTGTAAGGAGTCCATCGTAAGCCATCCCGCCGACTCCAGGATCTCCTTTGTTAGGAGTTCCGCCGCTGGCGACGAGGCTTGGATCTCCTAACTTGTTGAAAACAAAGGGGAAAAGGTACTCCGCGGCCCTCCGCTCGCCCGCGGGCTGCGCCGCCCGCACAATTTCGCTAGTAGTTCACAAAATTGGTGATTCAACGGGACTTAGTGCCTGGGAACTTTAACGAGTGCTTAAGTTGCATCAAATCGCTGCACTTTTTGCCACAGCAGACGAAAAAGCCGGGGCGCGAACCCCGGCTGAAATGGTCGGATTTTATTGGCGCATGCCCGCGACCTCCTCGAGCGCGAGTGCCTCGGCATCCCACTCTTCCTGCCATCCGGCCAGCCACGCGCAGAGCATGTATCGGTAATCCATGCCGTAAGAGGGGAGCAGCAATTCGACCGGCCCGAGATTCCGCGACTTCCAGACGATCAATTTCTTGGGCGAGGATTTCTTGCGGCTCGAAAGTTTGCGGATCTCGCCCGGAAGTCCGGGATCTCCATTCAGCAGAGTGCGCCCGAAAACTTCCACATACTCCTCGGCGGTGCGCCCATCATCGCGGCCATCCCGCCCTGGCCTGAACGGGTGAGCGAACTGGTAGCCCTTGGGCAGGATCTCGATCACGAGCCCGAAGGGATACAACCAAAAGTGCTCTGTATCGCTGGCGGGCACATAATCCTTCGGAAGCTCCGCCCGCCCGACGCGCCGCTTCGCTTTGCGCCAGACTTTGAGAAGCTCCCTGTCACTCGCTTGTTGCGCTCTTAGATCGATTACGAACTCTAAATTCGGCTTTACTAGCTTTGCCTTTACAGGCTGTCTCTGTGATTGCATATACCTTTACTATATCTTATTGTCAATCCGCGCCGCTCGTCGCTTTCGGTAGAATCCGGATAAGGCTGGAGGCCGGGTCGGGAACTGCCGCTACTGTCGAACGTGTGACTTAGGTTCGTAAAACATTTCCCTGCGGCAGATGTGCGATGGGCTTCCGGCTGACTATGAAGCTGTCATTTCGACCGGGCCTTGCGCCTACCCGCGCGAGGCCTTTTTTTTTGAAACCTCGTTATTCCATTCAGCAGCAAACTGCGCAACCTGCTCGGGCGTCGGATCGGGTACGTCGAAGCCCAGTTTCTTCCCGCGCGCGATCAGCGCAATCTCCGCGTCCGATGCGCCCGCTACGAACTGGTAACCAGCGGCGTGACAGGTCGCGATGAACTTCACCGGCAGGGGCCGCGCGTCGATCTCGAGCCGCTTGAGCACTTCGATCAGGAAGCGCGTTGTCTCGACGCAAGCGGAAGCGGCGAAGGCCGCAAGGATGCGCGGGCTCCAGGCCACAAAGCGTTCGAGTGCGAGGTCGGCAGTCATTCGAGCCACCCCGCCATACGGCCATCATGGACGCGACCCTCATGTTCGTCGCATTCCTCGAGTTGAATGCCACCGGCCGGCAGCCGCCGGTAGGCCTGCCGGATCATGAACTCGGGCTGGCCTTTGACCTGGACGACAATCATGATCGCCTCGCGCTTGACCACCAGGCCCGCAGCTTCCATCTGCTCAACGTCCAGCTTGACGCCCAGCATCTGCTCAATCGCGCGCCGCTTCGCTTCGCCGGCGTTGGTGGTGGCCGCGAAGAAGACGTCGGACAGGAACACTGTCGCATATGCGTTTGCTTTACGGCAGCGTTCGCGGATCATATCGACAACTTCGTCCTTTTGGCTACGGTCGTTCATCATGTTGCCGTCGATGCAAATGACGTCCACCGCCGACTCGCTGAGGATCGCCACCATGGGGTGGAAGTTGCCATGCCTCTTGAGGTCGGCCTTGGCCTGCTCGAGCCACTTGTGCGCAATGGTTTCAACTTCCGGTGTCATTCGGACCTCCCCCTCTCGTGCGTCGGCGGCAACGATGTCCTCGCGCCCGTCGATGTGTGGCTTGATTCGCATCTGCAGTTGACAACGCTCATCTGCCACAGTGGTGCTCCTCGGGATTCTTCACCCTGGCGCCGCAATGACCGCAGACGTACTCGGTCTCATCGTGAACGTGAAATGTCGCGCCCGTCTCCCCTGCGAGTCTAGCCACGTCCCCACGGATCATCTGCCGGTTGTGTTCATTAGCCGGGTAGCCGCTGGCCTCCAGCAACTCCTCCTCGTCGATGTGCAGCCCGCCCCGATCGTCGGCGTACAGCCCCGGCCTGATCCGTTGTAGCCCGCGCTTCCAGTCTTTGTCCATACTCACCTCTCCTTCGTCGCGTTCCAGGCGTCTTCGTCCTGGTGCAGTATCTCGACCGGGCGCATTGCGCCTTTGTCTGTGAGCCTGGTCCGGACCAGATAGAACGTGTACCGCTGCCAGCTGCCGGAATTGTGCACCCGCATCGGCACCGTGAAGTCGCGATTGTCCGCCGAATGCACCGCTTGGCATTCGAACCCCTCGGATCCGAACTCGGCCGGCAGGTGCAGATCCTTGCGGATCGCGATCTCGGCGGCGGCGCAGGCCTGCGAACTAACGCCCATGTCCGGATCGCGCGCGATCTCCTCAGCAGTTTTCAGATGACAGCCCGCCAGCAGTGCGGCTGCGATTGGAATGAATAGAAGTCTCATTGTGATTGCTCTCGGAATATATCCATCATAAAAAATCGGGCCGAGGAAAATTGAGGAACCCCGGCCCGTTGCAAGTACAGAGCCTTTCCAAATCCTACTTCGCCAGCGCCACCACGAAGTACCCGGGCAGGCGCGGCGTCTCGTACTGCCAGCTGGTGACCGTGTACGCAACGCCCTTGTGCGAAAAGGTGTGGCCCACCGGCAATCGGCCGCGCACGGTCACAAATTCGAGCAGCGGCTCGTGAGCAGCCTGCTTACTCAGCGATTCGACGTATTCGCGGGCGGTCATGCCTTGGCCACCTCGATCCCCTGATCGGCCAGCAGCGACACGAGGTCATCAAAGCCCGGGTCGCCGGGCATGACCCGCACAGCTTCGCCATCCGCGCAATGCAGGCGCAGTTCTGTCACCAGATCGGTATTGCCCGAAGAGAAGAACTGAATCCGGCAAACCTGTGCCATGTTCACCGCGGCGAGTTCGGTGTTAATCCAGCCGTTCATTTTCATCCTCCGATCTCAGTGACATCGTGAATAAACTTCTCGCCTTCCTCGCGCGTCTTCACCGGAACAAGCATCCCGTGGCCCACCGCGTACAGGCCGTCAGCGCGGCTCTCGATGCGGTACGGCCCGCTGGTGTCGAACTCCACTCCATCGTTGAAGGTAATCTTCATTGCGCCGCCCTCGTGTCTAATCTCCGCCATCAGTACTCCTCCGCCAGCATGATGGTCAGCACGCGCGTGGTTTGCGCCGGATCTTCCGGGTGCTCACTGCCCATCTCGCATTTCTTGTCGTAGTAGTCGATTTTCCAGAAAATGCGGTGGCCGCAATGTTCGAAGCTCCCGAAGTCGTGTTCCCCGTACGGGTCATCGCCTGGCGTGAAATTGTCGAACAATTCCACCTTTTCGCGGATCTTCGACTGCTCGGCGGGATCGAAGGCACAGATCCCCGGCGTCTGTATCAGCTTGCCCGCAACGCCCATCGCGGTACGGGCCAAATCGTTTAATTGGGCTATGCGCCCGCTGTGATTGCTCATATTTATATTTTAATATTGGCAATCCCAGGACTGCTCGTTCTGATCGCTTCAGGGCTTCTTCGCGTCGATCAGCTTCAGTAACTCCCGCCGGTCGTGATGCTCCTGCCAGCCCAGCCACAGGTCCGCGAGTACCAGGGCAAGCCAGAGGGCGATCATAAAGACCGTCTTGCCGCGCGGTGGCTCGATCATGCGTTCTCCAATCGGGGCTGGAGCGTCGGGGTCGGAATCGAACCGCCCTCTTCGGCGTGGACCGCCGATGTTTCAGCCTGAATACTACCGACGCGCTTGCCGCGAACCATCCGCGCGCCCATCTCACCGATCGCCGAGTAAGGGATGATCGGCACCGTGAGCCGGCTGCGTGCGGCTGGGTTCAGAAAGTATATATACCGCAACTGAAAACCGTCGAGCGGTTTGAAGCCCGCCCGCTTGTAATGGTCCATGTCGGCGCCACCGTGATATTCCGTGCGCCGCGCAATCTCGTTGACCTTCCTCATGCTCGTGCGCTCTCCGACGTTCGAGATCACGGTCCCATCCGGCCCAATCCACAGCGTCGTGTTGCGCTTGATCCGCGTCAGCACGAAGCCCGCCGCGCGATAGATCGTGCCGTCGCCGCATTGCGTGGCATCCGCGAAAGAGACGATCCATTCGACCTGCGGATACTCGCGCCGCATCAGCCGCATGGCCACGCCGAGAGCGCGACTCTCGGAATTGCGCGGCAGGTTGTCGGAGAAGGCCAGCCGGTTCAATTCGAGGAACCCGTACCAGCTGGTGCCCTCGACCAGGCCGAGGAGCTTGCGGCGGTCGAGCGAGGGGCCGAACTGCATCGCTCCCTCGAGCCGCCCCGTATTCGAGAAAACTCCCAGATGAAGTTGGGAGTTCGCGACGACCTTATGAGAGTAATGCAGCCTTCGGACAAGGGCGTTTGCATCCTGGCTCGAGATGGGTGCGACCCGGATATCCTTTGCCCCGCTCAAAATAAGCTCCCTTCGGCTGGATCGTTGAACTTCCTGGAGGTTGGAACAGTCCTTCTCGTTGCAGCTGCTTTCAATTCTGCAATGCGTCGCGCTCGGACCTCTGGGTCTTTCCACTGGGCTCTTGCATCCTGAGACCGTTTGGCCCTCACTTCCGGCGTGCGACTCCACCCCAGGCTTGCAGATATCTTTGCCCTATAGCTTGGATCTTGCCAGTTTGCCGTTGCTGCACTGGAAAGTTTGGCCCTAACCTCAGGGCGGGCGCTTGCGTCCCTTATCGCCGCCGTAACCCGCGCTTTGTATTCTGGGTCCGCCCATCGCGCCGCCATGTTCGCCGCCGCCCGCTGCCTTACCTTCGGGTTTGCCCTTGCAGCTTTTAGCGCCGCAGATCGTTTTGCGATCATGGCGGGGTTTCGCACTTTTCGCGCTGGTGAAATCGGCCGCGATGCTTCCCAATAAGCCGGACTCTCTGCGGCTTTAACGAAATAATCGCTCCACGCCTCCGACGATAATTGCCATCGCCCTTCTTTTGGTACACGGGTTTGCAACCCCAATTGCTCTTGAAACAGCCACCGCGCCAACGCCTCAAACTCTTGAAGCGCCCCTGGATCACTTCTAGCTAGCTCTGGCCAGGCGAAGATTTCTTCAGCGACGGACCGGTCCTCCAGCGCAAGTTGAAGATGCTTCTCAACGGCCGCCGCCAACGCTGGCGTAGCGAATTTTAAGAGTGGCCCCAAGAGCCACACTTCATTGGGACACTGGGCGGCGTGTCTGTGTAACCGCTCGTATGGATCTTTAGTCGATCCGATTTTCACTAAGTCTCCCGGCCATCTCAATAAATAGATGTAGCCGAATGGTGCGAATCGTCCCTTAGCTTCAACTGAATGCTCGGTGAACATGGAGATAGGAGCCACGCGGATGTCTTTAGCGGTCGCCACAGCCCTCCCAGGGAACGCCCAGCAGCTGCGCTCCGAGAGCGGTGAGCGGCTGGCCGTCTTTCACATGCACGATCCACTCGGGCCGCTGCTTCTTTGCGCGCCGGACCCACTTGCGTTTGCCCGGGCCGTCGGCGGGCAGGCGCGCGAAGCCGTTCGACCGGAGCCAGCTGCGATGTACGGCCGTCGCCGTCGGCCCAAGAACCGACTTCAAATATTCCAGATGCATCCCCGCGATCCGCGCCTCATGCCGGTGGTACTGCTTTCTGTCACTCATAGCGGCCCATCCCCCGCGCGACGGCCGCCGGCGCATTGTTGCTCGGGTCTGCCAGCGATTTGACCACCGTGGGCGAGCTGCGGTAATGCGCGTAATCGCAGCCGATCTCATAGGTTTGCGAGTACTGCTTCCCAGCCCATAGCGCTTCGTCCAGGTGATGCTCGAACATCAGATCGCCCCGCTGCCGATAAAGGTCGTTGCCCGTCAGGTTATACAGCCACGCCCACGCAGGGCAGAAAAGATTATTCAGACCGGAGTGATAAGTTCCGATCCCGTTGGCTTTCGGAAGGCCGGGCCACAAAGTCGAGTAAATCAGGTTGTACACCGACCAGCCATAAACGGATGAGCCGCCCAACATAGCGCTCGGATCGTCGATCGCGGCCCAGGTCCACAGGTAATCCTGATACCAGGCCACAAACGCAGGTATCCAGGTTTTCGTGGGATCGTATTCGTAGCACATCATCAGTGCATCAAGGCTGATCCCGTCGAAGAAGGGCTGATCGAAAATTCCTCCTTGAACGAGCTGCGCGAGATGGCCCGCCACTATACTCGCGCCGTGATCGAGATACCAATGACGGACTCCGCTCACGTAGGAGTCCATCACCATCGCGGTGAGCATCAGGGCGGATTCTCTTTGATAATTGACCAAAGGACTCGGGTACACGTTCGCGAGAGAGTTCGCCTGCGTTTGCGCCGCGTTGACCATCAGCGCGAGGGCATCCCTGCAAGCTGCAGTCCCGTATCGCCACCAGTTCATCGCAAGCCCCGGCCCGAAGGTGCGCCAGCCCGGAATCGTGCCGTTGTTGAAAATGTAGTTGGCGTATTGGCCCGCGATGTTCTGCGATTGCAAATACCAGTTCGGATTCCCGTCATCGAGCTGATCGCCGATCTGCAGCATCACGCGGCAGCCGTCATAAAACCAGACTTGAGACTCGACTCCGAATCCGAAGATTTGATCGGTCGGCTGATTGTATTTCGCGCCCTCCGTTGCCGCCGTACTCCAGAACTTATCGATCCCCGGAATCGCGGGAGTCGGAATGGTCGCGGGCCTCGTGATCGCCGGGATAGCGTTCACCGTGAATGCCCAAACTAAATTCCTGGTCACAGTACCGTTGTAGGAATGCAGAGGAGCGGTGACCGTATACGTTCCAGCCGGGCACGATGAATCGATGGTCAGCCGGAGAAACGGTTGACCATTTCCCGGTATTGGAGTGATGGCGTAATAGAGCCAGTGTTTCGTTCCATCAAAATGCGGGTCCGCCCTTCCCTGCAACCAGTGCGGCGTGATATGAGCCGTTGCGGGCGAGATAATCACTTCGGAATCTTCCGCGTTCGCCCAGGTGTTGCCGCTTCCCGCGAATCCGGTTTTCGGATGCCCGGTCGCGATAATGTATAGCTCCATGCCGGGGTATGCGTGTTGCGACCCGGCTGCTCTTTCCTCCCAATCTTGCGGTCCGGTCGTCACAATAGCCGCGGATTTGAAAGCGTACCAGTTGTTGCTCTGGTAGGGCGGGTATTGATACGGATCGCCGTTGCCGCTCGCGTCTGCGAGCATCACCGCGAACCGATAAGTCGTCGAGGCCGAGAGCTTTACTGTCACCGATCTCGATGTGCGAGGGGTGTAATCGTTATCGGTCCAGATCGCCCAAGGCTGCGAGAAGGAGTTGTCTACCTGCATGAGCACCGAGACGCAGGGCTGCTCCGTTGTCCAGGCGATCACGGCCTCGTAACTCAAAGACGCCACCACGCTCGGGACAGCGGTAAATCCGAGCGGCTCTAGCGCCTGCCCGTCGACCGTAATGGAGATTAGAAGCGGGTCGCCGGCCGCCGGGGGCTCTGGAGGCTCCGGAGAGGCCGTTTCCCTGGTTACTTCGCTCTGGACCACCACTACGCCGGCGATCAGCGTCGTGATGGTGCCATCGGGGGCTGTCACTTGCAGATCCCAGCGCATCCCTTTGCCCGCGAGGGTCTGAGTCTGCACATGCGGGATGGACAGAGTGATGTTCGGCGATTCGACCGTGGCCCCGATTTCGACTATCACGGTCGGGGCCTGGTCGGCGTAATCCTGCCGGATCTGCGCCTGCGCCGTGTACCCGGCCAGAATTTCTACGGGCGGGACGCTGGGGTCGGAGCTGGTCACCGTAACCTGCGCTGAGTAGTCGTCTCCCTGGTAGAGATGGAGGTCTGCTTTGCTAGCCATAAATTCATTTAGCCGTACTTCACCGAGCATTCGACGCCTCATTCGGCGATTTCGTAATATGCGACATCTAAGTCCTCCCTGACAAACTCTAGATCGAACCGCTGGACCGGCTTGCGCCAGCACGGGCGCAGGCTGATTACGACTCGGGCCGGCGGTCCCAGCTTCCCGTCGGGCCGCATCTCGGGCTCCACCTCGAAACGTGCGCCCACATCGAAAATCTCAGCCGTCATCGAGGTACGCCTCGCAGATCCGCGCCAGCGCGTTGCCGTTCGCATTATCGTTGTGCGTGCCTTCGAACGGCCCTTTCGCCTTGGCCGCGCCCACGGCCCGCGCCACGATCTTCGCCTGTTCGTCATGCAGCATGAAGGTCACCTGCTGGTATGGCGCGCGCTCACCCTCGGGCAGCTCGGGGAAGCCGGTCTGCGCCACCTCCCGCATCAGCTGGTCGAGTTCGGACTGGTCGAACCCGATCGTGGGCATGTCGAACCCAAGGTTGCGTAGCTCGAGAAGCTCCACCCCTAGCAGTTCCTCGTCCCAGCCCGCGTTTAAGGCCAGCTTGTTATCCGCGATGATGTACGCACGCTTCTTCGCTTCCGACCAGCCCCGGGCTACCATCACCGGAGCTTCCGTGTACCCGTTTATCTCGGCCGCGCTCACGCGCCCGTGCCCCGCGATGATCCCGCCGGCCTCGTCAGCCAGCACCGGCATCGTCCAGCCCCACTCCCGCATCGATGCTGCGATCTGCTTGATCTGCTCCGGACTGTGTGTGCGGGCGTTGCGCGCATAGGGGATCAATCGCGCCAACGGCCAACGCTCCACCTTGTCCGCTGGCCATTCGAGAGTCTTCATTTGACCGGCACGGGAGGTACGAGCCCCTTCTCGTGCGCTTTTTCTGCCACTTTTGTTGCCCATTCCTCCACCATCTGATCCCGCGCCCGATCCCATTCCTGTAAGAGTAGGTCGGCATCGGCTGGTTCGAACCCCCAATCTCTTAACGTCTCCTCGATCTCGACGTAGCCGAAAAGCTCGTCGCGCGCTTTACCATTTACGCCGTCAGGCTTCGCTGGTACTGCCTCATGTCTTTGACCGTGACATGCGTGGCACAAAACCTCCAGATCGTCCAAATGGTCTGGATATTCAAAGCCGCGATGCGCGTACGTTTTGTGATGCACTGCCAGACCTTGCCCTAGCGGGAAGGGTTTCGCCCCGCACTCCTTGCAGGTGAAGGTCGCATGAAATTTGAGATAAGCAGCCAGCGAAAGCCAATATTCACAGCGGAGAAAGTCCGCGTAAGGAAGCTTTGACGGATGTAGCAGCCGGGTGCTCATTTCAACCTCTTGGCCTTTGCCATTTCGCGCACTCCCCCATCCAAGGCTTTGTTTTTTGATACCGGCGCGTCGGCAGGCTCCGGCGCATATTGCTCCGGCCGCGACTCGTGCGGAAACCGCTCGTAAATTTCGCTGTAAGCCTCGATGCCGTCTTTTGGCCGATACCGGGAGCAGTACAACGCCCGCAGTTCGCCGATCCCCGGCCAGCGGGGATAGAGTTCCAGCGCCCGCTCCGTGAGCCAGGCCAGCTGCTCCTCGGTCTCGACCATCCGCATCACGGCCCGGACTAACGCGGCACGCGCATCCTCATCCGTGGGGAAGAACGACATCAAGGCCAATTGAGCGACGGCACGGGATGTTGAATCGATCGTTAGTTTCGTGTTCATCCCAATTCGGCTCCGTATAACTCCCGGCACCGGTCAGCCATCCGTTCGGCCATTGGTTTTTTTCTAGGAGGACCCGCGCCGTCGCGCTTCGCGCGCGCGCGTTCTTCAACTCCTACTTCAAGTAAATAAGATGCGGCGGGGTTCGAAGGCCCTGTAGGGCCCACTGAACGGCCCTGTAGGGCCCACTCAGTAGGCCCTGTAGGGCCTACTCGATCGCTGGTTGCAGCAGCGCCCCGCTCTAGGGTGTAACTAAAACTGCGACGGCGGGAGGTTCGTGTCGCCTTAAGCCAACCCTCCTCGCGGAGCTCGGCCACGGCAATGCGGACCATCTTTCGGGTCAACCCCAGTTCGCCAGCCAGGGTCTGCATGCTGGGATTGCACTGCCCCCTTGGACGGTTGTAAGCAGCCAATTGCGCGTAAACCACGCGCGCGGTTAACGAGACAGAGGCGTGTGTCAGCAGGTCTCTATCGATACACAGGGGAAAACTCTTTGCCATTTCAAACGGCACTTCCTTTCGGTAAATTCTGGGTTACACACGCGTGCCAGCGCGAGGGAAAAACACAGCTGGTGCATTCCATGGCTTGTAAGCCACGGGATCCACTCCGTATAATGGGGATCAGTGCGTCGGTCCATCCCTTAAAACTTCCTTTCGGTATGGATTCGATTGTGATTGCTCGGGCGCGTCTGATAAACGCGCCCTCTGTTTTTCATGCTCCACGAGAAAATCTGATAACTGCTTCGGGCTGTCGACCACTACAATCGGGAGCCGATAGCGGAGCTCCAGGAGTCCGATCTGCACGACCTGGTCATCCGAGAGATCAGCACCAGGCCTCTTCACTTCCAACAGAAAATTGCGATGGACCTCATGCAGACATGCGTAATCGGGGGTGCCCTTCTTGACGCCGTGGATATGGCGGCGGCCGTCGAGGGTCTTGAACACGCCAGCATGCAGCTTGACCGTCCAGTAGCTGTGCAGCTCGAGGATCGTGAGACAGCCCGCCTCAACGTCGTTCTCGGTCGGCACTTGCGGCCGCAAGCGAAAAGGTCGAGGCATCTCTATTCCTTAAAAATCCTGGGAGCCACGGTCGGAGGAAATGGCGAAGCCATTAGCCGTGGCCCCCAGCCCGCGCGGGAAGACTTACGAGCTTGGCGCGATAGGCGGCAGCGTTGACTTCAGCTTGTTGATCGTTGCGGTGCTGGCGCAGACCCACTCATACGGGTAGCACTCGTTCAGCATTTCGCGCTGCCACTCCTTGAGCGGCGGCAGGCCGAGGCCTGCGAGGTTATCGCGGACGCACTGCGGACCCGGTTGCTTCGGCGGATTGCTGCCGGGGATATAAACGCTATCCGGCGCGCGGTTGTGAATGCGCACCGGCACATGCGGCGGCTCGAGGTTATCGAGGCACCACTGCTCGTAATTGGTGCACCAGTCTGATCCGAACTGCCGGATCGCGTCAGCCTCGAAGGCGTCAAAGCTGTTGTCGTCGCCGATGCCGGTGGCCGTGGTGTCGCCCTGGCCGAGAGCAGCGGAGCGAAAGAGTTCTTCATCGGTTGGCTTATTGAAGCGGCTCACTTCGTACCTCCCGTCTTAGGCATGCCAGCTACCGGTGCCGGATGCGGCCCGGTGTCCTGCGGCGGCTGCGGCGGCTGCATCGGCACGCAGACCCAGATCCACCCGATGCCGGGGATGAATCCCTGTACCCAGCCGTATCCCGCCGGCGGATCAACCTTCGGCGGCTCGTTGATAGGCAGCTGCACGTTGGCCGGCGGCGTCGGCTTGCCCGGCGGTACGACCGGCCCAGGATGGCTTGCAATCGGTGGTATCGGATGTTCGGGGTGCGGCGGTGCTCCTGCACTGCCGGGAGGAACGATTGGGCCGGGATGCGCCGGTATCGGCGGTATCGGATGTTCAGGGTGGCCGCCCGGCGAACCACTGCCGATTGGCGTAATCAGTGCGAGAAACGGGGTCATTGTTTCGCTCCTTCAGTTGGTTTTAACGGACTCCAAAAACTTCGCCCGGGCCGCTCATGCGGCCCGTCGCTTTCTATTCGCGCGCCGGGTTTCCCAGCCCTTGTGTGCCGCTTCCGAGAGCGCCGCCGCAGTGCGCTCGGTGGCCACCGGGCATTCGATTACGAAGGGTACGGGGCCGGAAATACTGTAATCATCGCGAATGCGCCGATTACGGTTTTTCTCGTCAGCCGCTGGTAAAAGACAGTGGATTTCAGCCTTGCCATCCTCGTATAGGATCTTCTGCACCAGCAGCTTCATCGCCTTGCGGCGGCGCTCGAAGGTCTGCAATTCCGCGCGCATAGCCCGCAGAGCTTCACTCGCCGCGGCGACATCCTTGCGCAGCGGCATGACGGCCACCTTCGCCGCGCTGGTCAATTGCGCTTCGGCGAGTTCGCGGCGCGCGGCTTCCAGCAGTTCCTTGGATTGCTTGTAAGGCTGGTCCGGATCAGCCAGGATTTGTTCGGCCCGCTCCACCTTCCGGCGCGCGCGGTCGATGCGCGCCTTGCCCGGATCTTTCTTGGTGGGCCTCCCGGCCATCCGGTCATGATATGCCTCTACCAGCCGCCACAACAACCCAGGATCACATACCGCATCCCAGACAGCGTTCCAGACCGCCGGCTCGATCACCGCCTGGAGGACCTGGGGCGCGCGACAGAACCGAATGCTACGGTTCTTGGGGTCGACATTGTTGCAGCGATAAACGCCCTTGTCTCCAGGCCTCGGGGCCGTGGTGCATCGCTTCGTACAGCGGGCGCACCACAGCAGCCCGCTCAACAGGTAATGCCGGGGCGGTCGCCCTCCGTGCGCCACCTTGTTTTGCGCCAGGGCTTCATGCGCCCGATCCCATAGCTCACGAGATACAATCGCCGGAACCTCGATCGTCTCGCCGTTCTGCACAACCTCCCCGTAGTAAGCGGTCTTCTCGACCAGCTGCGCTACGCTCTCGCGATACCACTCATTGCCCTTTTGCGTCCGGACGCGCTGCGCGTTGAGGTATCGCGCCATCTGGCCCAGGGTCCAGCCTGCTGCCAGCTTGGTGAAGATCAGCTCGACCACCTTGGCCCGCGCCTTCACGATCACATAGCGGCCCCGGTGGCCGAACTTGTGCCCCCGGTACTCATAGCCGTCTGGCGCATGGCAGGGGTGGAGAAATTTGTCGCGAGACTTCTGGCGGCGGCAGCGCCGGGCGCGTTCCCGAAACTTGGCCCGCTCATACTTGCTAACGGCGTTCTGCACATCGAAAGACAGTTCGCCTTCGGGCGTGTCCTCGTAAGAGCCGGACACGAAGTCCATCTTCGCGCCAGCCTTTTCGAGTTCCATCTTCAGGATCACGGCGTGCATGTCGCCGCCGCGCGTCCAGCGATCTGGCGAATAGGCGATCACCACCTTGTAGAGTTTCTGCGCCAGGTTGTCGCGCAGCCGATCCAGTTCCGGCCGATCCAGCGTGGCGCCGCTGGCGTTGCGATCGATAAACTCGTGCGGCTCCTCGCATCCGTATTTCTTGCGTGCCAGCGCCCGCATCTCGTACAGCTGCGAGTCGATGGAGTAGTTGTCGCCCACCGCGCCTTCGGGCTTGGGCGAGACGCGCGCGTAGATGGCGCAGGTTTGCGGCTTAGGCGGCGTTTCCCTTGGGCGCATCATCGGGTTTTTCCCTTTCGGCGCGTTCCTCGGCGAGAAGCTGGAGCAGCTTTTCCACTAGCTCTCCCAGTTCCTCGCGGCTTGGCGGTCTTTCCGCCGGCCTTACGGTCGCCTGGATCTTTTTCGTAGACTTCGCCATTGGCGATCCGCTCCAGCGTCTCTACGATTGCCCGCGCGCGCGGCAGGGTCCGCTCGGCCAGCATCCGTTGCGCCTCGCGGGCGTCATCCGTGCCCGAGTTTTCGAAATGCGTCTTGGCTGCGGAATCGCGCCAAGCCAGCCACCACTTGCGGCCATGCCAGGACATCGACCCGCAGCCCCACGGCATAGGCAGCGGCTTCGGCTGCTCTTTACTGCTGTTGTGTGATTGCATAATTTCATTTTACGAAACCCTTTTGACAATCCGCTCGTCGCTTGGCATGGGCTTCCCACAAGGCCTGCCTGGCTCGTTCCACAAACTCTTGGGTCGCCGCCTTATCGCCCATGTCCCCGCGCCTGGCTAACTCTTTCATGAGCACCCGCTCCTCGGGCTCCATCAGACTGGTGGCGAATTTATAAAGCGCAAACTGCAGTGGTTTCATGGCTTCTTCCGCGTGTGGTCTATGTAAGTGTGGTGGCTTTTGATTCCGTAGCTATCGCGGGCAGTGGTAAAGGGATGCTTGGCTTCGAACTCCTTCCGCCACTGCGCGGCCTCTTCGGGCGTGAGGCGGTTGCGCCAGGCCGCGAAGATCCGGGTTAGCTCCGCCTCCCACCACTCCTGCCAGGTCATGAGCCGGCTTCACGAGACAGCGACCGGCTGTTCTTGCATAACGCGGGCCAGCAACTCGGATAAGTCCGAGATCCGGGGGTGGAGAGCATCAAGCTCCTTGTAGGGCAAAAATCGATTCCTATTGCGCTCGTTCCATTCATCATCCAGCGCGAGCAAGGCGCATACTAAGGCAGTGATCGCATCGGGATCCTTTCTGCTGACGATATCGAAGGATGGATTCAGGCTTACTACGATTTGGCTGCCGCCTGTCTGCACCACGCCAACCTTATCCGGTTGTTGGCAATCGAAAGTAATATTGATGCTGCAATTGTTCAATTTGGACGTGACTGGAGAGGACGGATCGGGATGAACTTCAGTAGCTTTCCGTCGTTTTCGTGGCGTTTCTTTCGGTTCACGACTCCCCTCCTTGTCGCCGGGCTTCCGCCTCTCTCTTCCGCGTGTGACAAAACCGAAGCGGGCGGCAACTAATTCCTGAAGATCACGGAAAGCAAGAGTTTCCTTGGCGGCGGCTGCCGCCTCCAGGATTGGCATAATTTGTGGCAGTAACTCTTCCTCATAAAAGTCGTCGCGGCCATCAAAGTCGTCCTTATGCTCGGCTAGAATCCAGTCGTCATCGCCTGTATTCAGCAACTCCAGATAGCCGTAAAATCGCTGACCGCTAAAGCCGCTACAGCCAGTTAAGTCATGCTGGCGTATAAGTCTATGAAGGTATGCTACGTCGTAACCGCATCGCTCTGGCTCAGACCTCGCGACCTTGATGCCAGCGGTGAGGCGATATGCCTTGTCATCCCATGATCCCTCGAAAACGATGGGCTTACCTTCAAATTCTGGGGGTGGGATGGGCTGCAATCTTCGACCGTTGATCGAAATCTCCAGACCTTCTTGGAGCCCAGGCGTGTAACGATAGGCCAGCTCGTCGGCGACCTGTTCTAGATTTCGCAGGCGGCGTTTGCGGATACCCGACAAGGCGATGCGAGTAAACGACGGTCCAGGATCAGGCTTAAAATCTCCAGCCTCCCATTCCCAGATATTCCCCTGATCCATCAAGGATGGCCAGTCAATTCGTGTAAATGCGCGCGCGTTTTTATGTCGCGTCTCGATGTCGACCGTCGACGCTAGCCAGATAACTGCATGCTTAAAGCCGACTCCCCAGCGGCCGACAGTACGCCCCGTCCCCGCATGCCTCCCGAGGCGTAGCAAAGCAGACCAGTCGGACACTCCACGCCCGTCATCGGTGATGGTCAGGGTATCGTTTTCAAATACAACCCAGATGTGCCTGGCCCCCTGGTCGAAGGCATTGTCAAGAAGTTCGGCAAGCATGCCCTTGAGTGATGCCCCGCTCCGCTCTATGAAGCTATTGAGCAATAAAGTATCAGGGCACAGGTTGATCTTCATTTCGACACCTCATTGGAAAGTCTGTGAAAGCGCAAGGCTATATCTCCGTGCTTGCTCGGATATTTATTGAACAATCTGCGCGTCGTACTCACCCATCGCGTCACGTCGTCGAGATAGCTCTCTGGCTTGCGTGGGGGCCTCGGCTTCTTGGCTTTGGCCTTTTTTGCGGCGACTCGGAGAGGCTGAGTTCCGGCAATGACGGCATCCAACTCTTCGGGTGCTTCCTTCGCAACAGCAATAGCTTGCTCGGCCTTGTGGCGCGATACCTCTGCTTCCTTCGCGATCTGACCCGCCGTGCTTCGCGCATTTCGATCCGGTAAACCTTGCTCTGATGCCTGAGTAAGGTTTTTCTTGCGGCCCCGACCGCCAGCCGCGCCGTCCTCGCTCTTGCCCGTTAACTGTTTCAGCCGCGCACGTTCAGTCTTGGCCCATGCATTCGCTTTTGCCGCAATGGATATCCGCTGGTCAGGGGTCAGATCTCGCCGCTGAATGTTTTTGAGAATGATGTAACGCGGAATTTCAAGCGGGCTATCGTACTCGCGAACTTGTGGCTCGATGTCCAGGTCCAGGCACGCTCGCAGGCGATTTCGGCCGTCAATCAGGATGTCACCCTGCACTACTATCGGCTCAATTAACCCATGAGCCTCAACTGCTCCTTTGAAGTTCTCGTAGACCGGCCCTGTCAACAGCGGGAACATTGCGGCAACCGGGTGTACGATGTATTTGCCAATACGTTCATCAGGAGTTGTCGGAGGCTCCACCTGGAGTACGATGCTTTGGCCAGACATTAGTCACCGCTTGGTGTCCCGGTCTTCCGGGTCAAAATTAAATCCGAAGCTCGATTGCCGCTCGTGCAGCGTCATCGGCTCCTCGCGCAGCGTTGCCTCGGGATCGCCCGCCGCTTTGTCAGCGCGCACAATGCGTTTCGTGCCGATTACTGGCGTGTCGAACAAGGCAAAGACCTCCACCGGGCGCATTTCGTAGCCGGTGTTGACCTTCCGAGTGAGTTCAGCGATTTCCTTATCGAGGTCGCCTATCCTGGCGTTGAAGGTCGCATTTGTGGATTTCTTCTCGGCCTCGGCGTCGATCCGGTCCTGTTCGCGCGCGGCCAGCTGCAAGCCCAGGTCCCGCAGCTCGTCGGGCGTGAACGGATAGCGAAGATCCTCGTAGGTCCGCCCGTCACTCATGGCTGGCTCCTATCGGCGACGGCAGCACTGCCCCTTCCGGCGCGTCATCCCACCCGGCTGGCTTGGGATCCTCCCTGACCTCCAGGCCGTCGTAAGAGGAGTTCATGTCGCACAGCGCGTCGAATTGGGCCTTGGTTAGATCAACTTTGCAATGCGCAAGCTCCGCGCCGCCGCTGTCGCAGCGGATGCTCACCGCGATCGTGCGGCGATCGCTCGTCTCGGAAATAACAAGCTCCCCGCCGCCGCTGAGGTCCGGCAAGGTAAATGACTTGTTGCGAATCCCGTCCCACTTCTTCTGTGCCATCAGGCACCTCCTATCAGCATTTGTGACCCTCTCGTAAAACGTGCTTGTCACACCTCGTGCAGAACAGGTGACAGTGTGGGCACGGCACTACCGCGAGGGGCCGGTCGTCATCCACCCGCTCAAGGATCTTGCCGGTGTCGAAACATTCCAAGCATTTCGGCTTCGTGGTCACCGTAGCCGGGTCGCGCTCGAAGAAAAAACGGGGGAGCAGCTTCCCCCGGTACATCACCCTCACTGCTGTTGCTCCTCGGCTGGCGGCAGAAACGGAGCCTGCGCCTGGACGCGATCCGCCGCGGTGGTGCGCTTCGCCGCTGGTGCGCCCTCCCCGATCATTTCGCTCCAAGTGCCCGAAACATCAATCGCCTCAGACTCGCCGGCGTCCATGCGGTTCAGATAGGCGCGGGACTCATGCGAAAGCGGCAACCATTTGGAGTGGCGGCGGAATGCGGTCTTCTTGCCCATCTCGTTGAAGTCCGTTACCCACGGCCCTTCGCTGGGCGACTTCGAACGCTGCCGGATCTTCTCTACTTCCGCCAGCGTCATCACGTCGAAATCCTCGCCGCCGTCCTTCAGCCGCACGTAGGAGTAAAACAGTTTCGGCTTGCCAGTACGCACCGCCCCTGGCTTGTGCGTCAGATGGCCGCCCGTGCCGTACTGCACTTCAAATTCGTCATCCGGGTAAACGGCGTCGGCGTGGATCACGCTGACATCTCCCGAACGCCGCACCAGCTCGGCCAGACCCTTGTAGTCAACAATCAGCTGGCACTCAACGGTGTTGTGCTTTTTGTTTTTGTACGGAATCAGGTGCGCGCGCCGGCCGTCGGGCTCGAGCCCGTAGAACGCGCAATCTAACATCGCTTTGAAGAAACTCTCGCGCGTGCACTCGGCCAGCAGCGGCGTTCGAATCATGGCCGTAAGCGCAGCCCGGACGAATCGGTCTGCCCGCATGACATGGGGCGCGACCTCAGCCACGGCCTTCTTGAAATCGTCGGACTTCAGTAGATCCTTAAAGGTCTTCGGCTGCTTTGCTAAGGCCTGCGTGTGTTCGTCGGCGCGATCCGCCCGGTCCTCGGGGTCGGTCGACGGTAGTGCTTTCTCTTCTTCTGGCATTTAAGTACTCCTTCCGTTTCCTGGCCGCTCCCCGTAGGGGCACGCTATCCAGTGCGGCCTTGCATCCGGCTCATACGTCTGAATGAACCCACTCGAATGCGGCACGCGGAAAATCGCCGCGCCGCACCCCTGGCAGCGCCCTGCCTGGCCGACCGCGCAGAGCAGGTTGTGAATCTGATTGCGCAGCTGCAAGACCTGGCGCGCGATCTCGTCCTGCAACGTGGGGTACTGCGGTGTGACGCTCATGATGCGACCTCGGCGCCCTCCTTCACGGCTTCCTTGTAGCGGTCAGACACCAGGCCGATAGCCCGCGTTGGGCCTGCAGTGCGGGTTTGAAGGCCTAGCAGGGTATTCCAGTCCTCCTCGGACACGTACTCTTTCAGGCCGCGCGCAATGGCTTCCCAATTCGTCGAGGTCCTGCCCTTGCGCGTGCGCCAGGTAAACCTACCGTCCTCCCACTCCAGGCCTTCGCGATCGGCAATCGCCAGCTTGAGAAGCGTTTCGAGTTCGTCCGTCCGGCGCTCGGCCAGCTTTTCCTTAATCCGAAGATCGACGTACTCGTCGAGCAGCTTGATCTCGTCGGGCTCGGCCGGCCGCAGGTCAGGCCGCTTGTGGGTGGGGTAGGTCTTCAGCAGCCAGCGGTTGGCCGCCTCGCTGTGTTCGAGCGGCGGGTGTTCACCGCGGATGAGATAACGCTCCACCCATTCGCGCTCCCGCTCCAGCATGATGGCCTCGTTTTTCGGATCGCGCTCGACGGTGTAGAGCCGAAGGTCGCCCTCGACGCAGGCATACACGTCCCACGCCGGGTAGCCGTAGAACGCCATGTAGTGCCAGGTCTGAAGCTCCACCCAATCCGGCACTTCGTATGGCGGATCCCCCCAGGCGTGGGCAAAATCGTGGAACACCATTTTGATCTCGACCCCGCGCTGTTCGTCCACGATCAGGCCGTCGGGCGTCGCAATCTGGAAAGGACGCTCCGGGTGAATGAATGTCCGGTCAAACATCGGCTCGACGTTCCGCCCGGTCTCCTCCCGGTAAAGATCCATCAGCGGTGCCTCGACCTTCTTGCCCAGCCGCATTTGCAAGCTGGGCGGCGTCGGTTCCACCTGGCCGGTCCTTTGAAGCCACAGGTCAAACTGAGTCCGCCCATATGGATCCGCGCCGAAGATGACGGGCACGTCTGATCCGCCCAGGCCGTACCGCCGCTTGGACTGGTCGATCATTCGGCGTTGCCTTCCGGCTTGCGCCTGCGCCGTCTGGTGAACATATCGATCAGGCCCGGAACTTTCTGGTCGGCCTCGACCAGCAGCATTACAGCTTCCATCACGGCTGGCCGGCGCGGGGGAGCCACGCGCTTCAATGCCTGTATGACCGCCGCCTGCGCGGCGGACTCGCGCTGTGCGCTGTCCAGCTGCTCATCGGTGATTCCGGTAATCAATAACTGGGGTTCGGTTTCGCTTTCCATGTAAAGGCCTCTTCACTCCCTCGAACGCGATCTCTTTCAAATGCGCCTCGGCGCACCGCTGGCACAACCAGAACCGATCGCAAAAGCTGGCGCCAGGCACCTGGCGGCAGCGTTCGCACACGTAGAGCGTTTCGTCCCGCTCGTCTATCCCTTGCTCGTAGAGGATAGCGGCGTACCGCTGTGTCACCCTGAAATGTGTCTGGCTTTTTAGACCGCTATTTTTTCAAGGCGCGGTGGCTTTTTCTTGTGGCCGTTTTTGCGCGCCGCATTTGGACCGAAGCAGGTCCTGACGCACTCCGCTATCAGCGCGCCAAAAGTAAAATCCGCGCCGTTGAGTTTCCTGCGGTGAACCCGCTCCGCCTGAAGCAGGTCGAGGACGTCCACAGGAATGTTCGTTGTAGTTCTTTTCGAAGGCCGGAGGGATTCAGGGTTAGATGAAATTGAACTGCGAATCATGGCTAACCTCCAAGTATTGGACCGATTTGCTATTAAACTGCGTTCTACGTTTCGGTCCGGCGGACGAGTTTGAATATAATTCTGAATCCACCCCGCTGTCAAGGACATTTTTACTATTAACTCTTGTAGTTGTAATCAGATAGCGACTCCAAATGTGACCAGCAATTCAACTACAAAGGAGCACAAAATTTGTCAGCAAACCTTTAAGCCTTGGCCAGTCTGTTAGATACGGAACATATTCCGTGGCGGCGCGCGGCTGAATCGCCCACAATGGGGGAACGCTTGGAAAAATTCTTCACGCCGACGTCTGGGATGATCCGGCGGGCGGTTGGGCAGACGATTCGGGATCTGCGAAAGCAACTGGGCATCGCGCAGGAGACGTTGGCAGCCGACTCAGGGGTGGATCGGAGCTACGTAGGACAGATCGAGCGCGGCGAACACACCCCGACGCTCGACATGCTGCATCGATTGTTACCGACGCTGCGTGTAACGTTCAGCGAGTTCGCGGTGGGGTACGAACGAAGGCTGTACCGCGCCGCCCGAAAGAACAATGGGCCGTAGGAAAAGCAAAAAATGCCCCCGGTCGAATCGTGCCGCTTTTTTCCGGGGGCATCCAAAAGTTCTTGCGCTCTAATTCTTCACCGCGGCGGCGCAGGGCATATCTTGATGACGCCCCGATAGTCGGTAAACCCGTCGCAGTGCTCTTTGTCCCAGCCGTAGCTGAGCTGAGTTTCGGTTCTGGCGTCGAAGATCCAGGCGTCCACGCGAACACCTTCCGCGATGGTATAGAACCACTCCTTGCCCTCGGTGATGCGGAACTCGGTCGGGTAGGTGCAGGTCGCGCCCATGTACATGGTTGCGCTGATGCCGGCGTCCATGCCCGGCGGCGTGCTGTGGCAGATCGCAACCGCCTCTCCGCTCAGGGTGTGAAAGCCCTGAAACTCATCGTCCCGCCCGGTGGTTAGCTGCGGCGTACAAGGTGGGGCAGCTGGCGAGTAGTTGAAGTAGCATTCGAGCGTGCCGGGCTCGAGGTAATAGATCGGCGCACTGGCCGCTGAACAGACGGCCGTGGCGATCAGAACGAGCAGCAGGTGTCTCATCGCGTGACCTCCGTGGCGCCCTTCGCTTCTGCGAGGTATTCGTCGGCACGGGCTACAGCAGCTTGCAGGCCATGCTTTTTCAGGATGCGGCTGAGTTCGCCGTAGTAGACCTGCGCCTCGTTGACATAGTTGCCGTCGGTGTCCTTGCGCCAGTCCTCGCGGTCGACGAAAGAGTAAGCATCGCTCGGATGCTGCGATAAGGCGAGTTCGCGAAAGCGCAAGAAGATATCGCGCCGCGCCCTCCACTTCGCGTTGACCAGCGCGCCGAGGCCGTACTCATCCGGCCCGGCCAGCTTGCCATTGGCGAATACCACGCCGTCAAGCGACAGCGAGTCGATGGCCACGCCGTCGAACTTCGGAGTGTGGTCGTGCGTGTCGATAACGAGCGACTGGCCGCGCAACACAATGGGATCCCGGTGCTCTTGCCAGTTGATGAGCTTGAACGCCATGCGACGCCCGTTGGCGAAGCGGAAAAACAGTTGCAGCGCGATGATGTCCTGTTGAGTGTTGTTGGTTATTGTGACCTGATGGTCGTGGACCGACACGTCCACTCCCGGCAGGCCCGTAATGAGCGACTGCGCGATGAGCGGAGCCGCCAAAAGAAGAAACAAGAGGTGTTTTGCCTCCATGGTGTGTAGCCTCCGGTGGTAGAGCATAGCACATGGGGCCGGGCGCGGATAAGTTGGAGGCTACACCGCGCCCATTCGAGTCGTCACTCTAGGCCCCACACCCAGATTACGACTCGCTTCGGGGCTTCGCGATTGAATCATTTCGCCAGCAGCTGGCGTTGTGGCTTTGCCCGGACGTATTGCTCCACCGCTTCGCGGTAGATGCGGCAGAGTTTCACGTCTGCCCCCTCAAGCTGGTGGCGCGCCTGCCGGATGGCCCGCATGTCCTGATGCAGCGTCGCGGGCAGCTGTACCTTGATGAAAACCGTGCCTTTGGGCGTCATCGCGCGGCATCAGAGCATCTTGTTGATGGCAGTCTCGACCGCCGACTGCAACATGTCGTCGGGGATATCGGCCCCGAGGGTTTGCACGTTCGGGTCGCCGACCACGACGGGGGTAATATTGGTGGCCACGAAATCGGGTTGCGCGAGCGTGTTTTGCGCCCACTGGTAGCGCGTACGGTGCGCGTTCGTGCCCGGATCTTCGCCCGTGATATAGCCAGCAAAATGCAATGCCGCAACCTTGACGCGGGCCTTGAACGCCCCGTCATCCATGAGTGCCGCCGTGGCGGCGTAATCGAGTGCCATTTGATTCTCCTATGCTACGGTAATCGTTCCCTGCTTAATCGTTCCTGTCGAGAACTTCACCCGGAAGGTCAGAGCGTTTCCGGCCTCATTGATGTAGCAGTACACCATGTTGTTCGCCACGAGCGCCGTATCTGATGCAGCCGTTGGGCAGGATGTGGCGACAACAGCGGACGAGGCTTGAATTTCGAGCCACACCGGGGATGCGTTGTTTCCAGTCAGGCGAAACTCCTGCGCCGAGACGTTCGTCTGATTCCCACTCTGCAAATAGTTGATTGTGGTATTGCTCCTGAGTGCTAGTGTGCCGCCCGTCGCAACGTTGGTGCAGATAACGAGGCCTTGGTTGGCAGTAGGAGAATAAAAGTTGAAAAAGTCTGCTCCGCCGAGAAACGATCCAGCCTGAAGTAGACCGTTCCTGTTGATCCGCATCCTTTCGCCCGCAGCAGCGGAGTCTGCCGTATAGAAAGACAGAAAACCTGCGGCCGCGCCGGTAGTAGCTGTGCTGCACGCAATGTATGCGATTCTCTTGTCCACCGCCGCATTGGCGAAATTCACGAAATCAAGTTCGCCGATGACCTGCGATGCGGTCGGCTGATTGGAACAGACCATCACGCGCCCCAGCGTTGTAGCTGAGTCAGTACCGACCTGGAGGTAGATACCGGGGCTGCTCATAGGAGCCGCCGCGAGCGCATTCCCCACGCCGACGGCTGAGGCAGACTGTGAAATGTACATTCGAATGTTGGAGCCTGCCGCCACGTTGTTCGAAAGTGGCGCAGTATAGAAAGCCATGCCGAGCAGGGCATTCGTTGTTCCGCCAACGCAAACCGCCCCGCGCATGAAACCCGCATCGTCCACCCAGGTGTAGTCAGCAGTTCCGGTCGCTGTATTGATTTGGGAGGCGAACCCCATTCCTGAACTGGAAACATGCACGGGATAACTGGGCGCGCCCGATAAGCCGACGCCGATTTTTCCAACGTTGGTCAAATTGAACGTCGCGGCATTGATGTTTTGCAGCCAGGGGGTCTGAATAGCAGCGATATTCGCATTCAGGGTCACGTCCGCCGATAACGCCCCGCCGCCCGTCAGCGCCGTTCCCGCTATGACTTGCCGCGTATTTGGCACGGCATTGGTTACGTTGGATGGAACGCCAGTGAGCTTGGCATAAGAGAGCGCAGTAATCCATGCCGGATCGGCATAACTGCCCGTACTATCGACCGCGTTTGTCACCATTGCTGCGCTGTAGTCGCCCGCAGCGGGCACCACCGCGCCCGTGCGCGCGTTGAAGCTGTTCACCATCGCTGGCGCCCCGGTGAGCTTTGAGTATGAGAGTGCTGTAAGCCATGCTGGGTCGGCGTATGCCCCCGCCGTCGAAACCGCGTTCGTCACATTCGCCGCCGCGATCTGCGCGCCGTTGATGAGGTAGTTGCCCGACGTGTTAACGTTGCCGACGACATCCAACGGGAAAGTAGGCGTACCCGTCCCGACGCCGACATAATAGTTCGATGCCCGCAGAGCCAGCATAATCGGACTGGTCGCACCAAAGGGTGTAAATCGTAAATCTTGTACCGAGCCAGTGGTCGTGTCCAAGCCGGTCTGAATGTAATTCGCGTTATTGGCGGTGGTAACGCGCAATATGCCCTTATTAGGTGCCGTGGTCTGAATGAAAGTAATGCCGCCGTTGCCGCCGCTCGGTCCCGCCACGGCGAGCGTATCGTATGAGGTCTGCGATCCGATAGTCAGGTTGCCGCTGTTGAATAGCCGCATGCGCTCGGCGACTGCGCCAGCATTGGCGGTACAAAACGCGAGGTGAGCATTGTTACCCGCCGTGTTGCCAGTAATAGCTTGGATGTCCGCGACGCGCTTGTCGGCGGCGGCGTTGCTGAAATTGGCAAATGATAGCGCACCGAGCACGACGCCCGAGGTCGGCAATTGTGCGCACACGACCACGCGCCCGACGGTCGCCGCCGCATCGTTGCCGACTTGGGCATACGGGCCAGGCGAGCTCATGAACGCGGTTGCGAGCGAATTGCCGATACCGACGTTACCGGCGTTCAGCAGCCGGAAGGTCGCGGCATTGATGTCCTGCGTCCAGGGTGTCTGAGTGACGCTCGAAGGCGTCGACCAGCGCAAGCCAGAGGACTGCGTAGAATCGGCCGTCAGCACCTGCGTGTCGGCCCCGACGCCGAGCCGCACGAGCGACACCGCTGAGCGCGTCACCAGGTCGCCTTTGGTCGTGGTCGGGTCGACCAGGAAACTGGGTTCGCCCGTGATCTTGCCCCAGGCGAGAGAGGTGATCCAGGGTGGGTCTGCATAGGTCACGGTCGCGTCGACAGCGTGTGTGACCTGCGCGGCGGTATAGTCGCCCGCCTGGGCCACTACTACACCGCCGCGGCCGAACACGCTCGAGACGCCGGCCGGCGGGACGCCAGTGAGCTTCGCGTAGGACAAGGCTGTGATCCACGGCGGGTCTGCGTAATTGCCAGTCGAGTCCACAGCGTTGGTCACCATGGCGGCTGTGTAGTCGCCGCTCTGCGCAACCACCGCTCCGGTGCGACTGAACACGCTCGATACGTTCCCGGTGATCGTGACATCCGTGCGGTCGTTGACCGGGTTATCGGATGCGACGACTCCGGAGCCGATGAAATTGAGGTACGGCCGCTGCGTCAGGGAGACGCCTTCGTCTTGCACGTTAAGGGGCGGCCCTTGCGGACCTGGCGGCCCGGGTATCGCGATTCCTGCGGCTAGAGTCGCTGAGAACTGCTGGCCGCTAGTTAGGGTAGCACTCAGATTCTGGCAGTTGTTGGCGGATTTGGGATTGCGCATTCTCTCTGGTAACCTCGCTTTGTACCTTCACGTTGCCGGCCAGCAGCGTGGTTATGATGCCATCCGGGCTGACCACCTGGAGATCCCACTTAAAGTTCCCCGAAAGCGTTTCCGTCTGATCATGCGGGATGGACAGGATGATGAGGGGCGACAGCACCTGCGCGGTTATCTCTAGCACGACCGGCGTCGCATCGGCCGTGCCCGTCCGTATCTGAGCCTGCGCCGTGTATCCGGCCAGCAGATGGTCCGGCGGGATGGTTGTGTCACCGCTGGTCACTGTGACGTTTGCAGCATAGTCATCTCCCTGGTAAACATGGAGATCAGCTTTGCTGGCCATGGTGCCTCCTTACGGGTTTAGTACGGGTCCATTGACGCGCTCGACCGTAGCGTCGGCAGCCTCCGCAACAGCCAGGGGGATGCCGTCGGGCACGGTGGCCAATATTGCGCCATTGCGCACCTGTGCGTTCTCGTAGCGCTCCACGTTGCGCTTCTCGAGTGCCTGACGGATGAATGTGCGTTGCCGTTCGGCGGAGGCCTCAAGGTTCTTCTTGGCCGCCTCCATATCGAGCGAGAGTGCGCCGATTACGGCCAGCACTTGCGTGCGCTCCTGATCCAGCTGCTGCAGCTGTGTGGTTTCTTTCTGATCTAGCGGAAAAGCCTTTTCCATGTTCTTTCAATTCTATTTGTTCAGCTATCCCATGTCATCCACAATGACTGCTCTGGCCTGCGCCCGCCAACTGCTACGGCCGAAACGCTCGTCTCCACCATCTTCCAGTTGTGCCCCATGAAGGTGGAATCCTGCTCGTAGGTGCTATCCGGCATAGACCCGGCGGCATCATTCGGTGAACCGTTTCCGTACATCGTGCCATAGTGCTTGGACAAATAGGCCATGTCCCAAGGGATGCCTACGATCACAGCCTCCGAGCCGGTCGCCGTCGGATCGTCCGGAGGCGCAAGCAGGTAAGGTGTGCTGGCTATTACAGAGCCGTTCATCGAATACACCGGATAGCCGCCGGCGAGTCCAAGCCCAACGATTCCGCAGGCCCTGTAGGCGTCGGTGTACCCTACCTGCCCCATGGAAGCAGGCAGAACCTTGAACCCATCGTTCAGCGCAACCGCGAATCCGTTAACCCACGATGGACTCTGGCGGGCACAGGGAACCTCAAAGTGAATGAACGGATAGTTTGGAGGGCTCGGGTACTGGGAAGCATCAAACATCCACCCGCAGTGCGTTATAACGAGGTAATTGATGGCCGGATTGTCCACGTATGGGGCAGTGGCGAACAAGACGGCTGCTCCCGAACCGAACGGCCCCAATGCGTACCCTTCCGCCCAGAGGAAGAACTGGTAGGGGTTGGCAATTATCTTGTACTTGTTGGCCTTGGGATATACGCCCGAGCCGGTAGACCATCCCGGCCACAATTCGTATGTGACCGTGCCGCCGTACTGGTCGATGAACTTTACCACTGCGATGTTGTACTCGAATTGGCCGCCCGAGCTTCGGTCGCCTGGAAACACGGAATAGGGCGAATTCGCAGTAAGGCCGCCGCTGTAATCCGGGCCGCCAAATGGGCTAGTCGCTACCGAGCCGTAAACCGGACCGCCCCTGAGCAAATGAACCCAAAATTGCGTCTTGCCGTTGGCGGCTTGGCTTCGCAGCTCCGCGCCGCCGTTAACATAGTGGACGTTGCCTGCCCCGAGCGGTGTGCTGAAAGAATATTGGCCGTGATAGCCCCACGCTGGCGCGCGGCCCGCCCAGATTTGACCCGCATGTCCGTTGCTGTTAAAGAATGAGCCGCCTAGCACATCGAAGAAGCGGAGAAAATAGTTGCCGCTGGAATCGACATGATGCGTGTCATAACCGGCCCCCGTTCCAGCCGCAATACCGTTGCCCAGATTATCCAGTGTCTGAAACGTCGTCGTCCCGATGTCCACGAGGATTATGAAGGGGCTCGAAATTGTCGGACGCACATACCTCGACGGATCGAACCAGTAGAGCGAATAGACATAGCCGGCAGGATCAATTTCCGTGCCAATAGTCGGCGAACTCGGCCAGGACCATGTGAGCAGCGGAGAATGCGGGTTTTGCGTTGGAATCGACGTCAGGATCAGAAACCACTCGTCTGGAATGACATTGGTTTCCGTCCACCCGGCATCGAGCAGGGTGTCGTGAATCAGCCTGAGCACGATGTCGGCATTGTTATCGCTGATGGGTGCCTCGCGATACACACTTGCACCGGAATAATGCAGGTCGCACATGTTGAGAGTTGGAACGCTCATGTCAGTACGCGATGTTCTCGGGCGTGATTGGAGACGGAAACTTCAGGAACAGCGTGTTGCGTGCGGCGTAGCTGTCAGCCTGGCTGTTGTTGTAGCTCATCCACTTGATCGGCTGCCCCGAGCCGTCGAACCCAAACGGCCAGATTTGCTCGATTGGATAATAAGGCGCAGTCGAGCAAACGCAATCGAAGAGTGCGCCACGCACTTGGCAGTGGCCTGCGTCGGTGTCGCCCCAGGCGATGATGGCGTCTGCTAACGCGGGTTTTGTCGCCGGATCGCCGTACTTAAAAAGCCCCTTGTGCAGATACGCATCGGCCGTTCGGTATTCCGGCACGATGGGCACAACCATCGAAAGCGCACCCGGCCCTGCCGAGGACGTGAAGGCTGTATTGTTCAGTACGCCATTGAAGCACCCCGAATAGGAGCCGTACTGCTGCCGGTAAATCGAGCCTCGCATTCCCGATGAGCCGCCAGTGCCGAGCAGTGAATACGAATCGGACGTGCTGAACCACGCCTCTGTCGCTATCGGCAACGGGTGGGCAGGATCGGTACATGAACCGGAAGGGGCCTTTGTCGCGATAACGCCACCCTGCACTGCGTACTGATAGCAGCTTCCAGTTGTCGGCTTCGACGGTACGCCGGTGAACACGCTACAGCAGTTCATCCAGAGCAGAAGGCTTGGATTGAAATTCGGACTTCCTTCGGCCCGATACTTGAGCGGGTGCACGAACCCAGGATTAGATCCGCCCACCGAGGAAAACTGCACGTTCAGCCTGGACGAGCCCGCGTACCATATCTTGCACCAGCACGAGAGCCCCTCGGGCGAGGTCAAGAGATACAGCCCTGAGCTGACCGTCGTCCAGCCAGCCTTGCCCGCCAGCACGTCCCAGTGCCCGAGCACGGTTGCCCCATGATCATCGGTGGTTGGCAGATCGAAAATATCCATGACAACGACATAGCTAGGGCCGAAGAAATCGGTTGTTATAACGCCCAATTCTGAAGCTCCGAACTGACTCCGCCCAAGCTCTCATCCGGCACGGTGCAGCAGGATATCTGTCCAGCCGTATCGATGTAGTTTGTAACCGTCGGGGCCTTTCCCGATATGACAATGGCCCCAGCCGGAACCGCAGTGGTTCCGGCGAACAACAGCGGGATGCCGGTTATCTTGATCCCGCCGGCCGGAATCGCTATCGGTATCAGTGGCGGATAGCCGGTGATGATGATCGAGCCTGCGGGAATCCCAGGCTCGGAGGGAGCATAGCCCGTTATGAGCAGCCGTCCGGTCGGAATCGGTCCGCCAAATGCGCGCGGAGCGTAGCCGGTGATGATGATCGAGCCCGCCGGGACACTAACCCCTGTGGCCGAGCCCCAGAGGATAGCGTATTTTGTCGCTCGATAGCGGCCTGCG